GAAATAGTACAAGTAAATTTAAATGAAAAGGCATTAACTGCAACGAAGCTACAAACAATCAGGGATTTTCTTTCTGATATTATAGCAGATGCAGCAGGTGTGAAAATTGAAGACGTGCCGAAAGAGGAAATAATGAAAAAAGAAGCAACAAAAATAGAATCAAAATAAATTGTTTAATCAAAATTTAAAATTATGAAAACAAAAGACCTAACATTTGGAAAAGTATCTGACTCAATCTTTATAAAAAATACAACTAAATGGTATAAAAGATTGTGGTATTTAATTAGCAATCCATTTTATTATGTGATTACAGGAAAATATAGAGTATAAATTGTTTAATCAAAAAAAGTAAAATTATGAAAATTAAATTGAATCAAAAAATTTTAGGGATTGACGGGATTCACCCGCTCTCAGAAGAATTATTGGCAAAGGATTTTATAAGAATTCTACCAAAAGACCTTCAAGATAAGGTATTGTATTATTATGATACAACTCAAGAAGAAATATTAGATTTAAAAAAAGTTTGTATTACTGCTGTTTTGCAATCTAAAAAGGAGGATACTGAAAAACAAAAGTATGAAGACTACGAATTATTTGTCAAAATCAGGGATTGTAAAACTAAGGAAATCGAATTGACCACAGAAGAAATTGTGAAGATCAAAAAGAAAATTGGAGCAATATATAAAACTTTGATTTTAGGACAATCTTGGGATTTTTTGGAGGCTAAAAAATGAAAACAATAGCATTTATATTAATTGGATTACTCTCCGTAAGCTGTTTAACAGTGAAAAGGATCGAGCGGAACTGTGATCAGTTTGAAAAGATATGCACTACCGGGAATGTAGATACAGTTTATATTGAAAATACTATAGTAGTTACTGAGAGGGATACCAATATTAATTTCTATTTTCCACGGGATACCGTGTATATTGAAACCCCGGTTAGTGTTCCCCCAAAGGTAGATCGTGGATTAGTTAATTCAAAACTATCTTATCTGGAGGCTGGATTGGCTTGGTCAACAGCCCAAGTGAAATCAGGTGTTTTGGAGCATTATCTGGAATCAGGTGATACAATTATACAGATTCGACTAGATAATGCTTTACGTACTGAGAAGCAACTCCGTACAGAACTAAGGATAAGTCAAAAGATTATTCCTGTAAAAGAAAATACCCAATTTGCTAAATTTTGTATAAAAGTGTTTTGGGGAGTTATAATAATAGTAATTCTTGGAATAGTATATTTAATTTTCCGGTTCAGGAGCAGGTTGCTTAATTTTGCTAAGAAGTTTATAGGTTAGAGTTCATCTTGCCAACCTTCTAATATTTTGTGGATTTCATCTGGATTGTTTACTTCTCTCCATAAATAGCCTCCAGCTGAATGTTGTTTTCCTTTTAGTACTAGGCAAATATTACTTTTGCTAATTTTAACTTTTCGAGCAGCAATGGTAAGACTTTTATGTATTTCTATTGTATTTCCGTATTCATCCATCTGTATTACTGGATGTTTTACTCCTTTTTGATTAACACCCTCTTCCCAACCAATTACATATACCCAGCTGATTCGTTTCTTTATAAATGGAAAACAGAGCTTCTTTGGTAGTCTAAAATATTCAATTATTTCAGTAGTGACTGTCTCTACTACATGCTGAGGATCCATTATTCTAATAACTGCCTATGAAATATATCAAATGCAATATCAATTTTTGGAACTTCATATTTAATCATAAGATTTTGAAGCTCGAGTAAAAATTTGTCTGCGTTTAGAATACGTTGTGCAGGACTTAATGGAATAGATAATACCGAAGCCCCAAATCTAACATCTCCCACTAGAACTAGTTCGTTTTTAAGTAACTCTTTTGTTTTTATTTTCATATTATTTCTGTCACTCCTTTCTTGATTTTAGTTTCAAACATCTTATCAGCATATGCGGTTAATATTAGTTCATGTGTAATAATAATGAATTGAATTCCTAACTTCTCACTAACCTCTTTAATCATTTGAGAAGCTTGTTCCTGATGATTAGCACTGAGAAACCTCAACGGTTCATCTAGTATAATAACATTCCTGGACTTTGGTCTTTGCATTGACCACGAAGCAATCCGCAAAGCAAATGCAGCTACATCAACAGCTCCTCCGCCTGATGCTAATAAGGGATCAACTTTATTACCATCCCTTTCAAAATATAGATCACATTCAGTTTTATTTCTGCGTTGAACAAAGTCTACAATTAATTTGTAAGGATCCGTGAATACAGCCTCTAATGCCAGAGAAGTAATGTCAGAGATATGAAAAGATAATTGGTTTTGCGTTTTTATCCCGACTTCACGGATTATTTCTCTTGCTTTTTCATGCCTTTGTAAATCCCTACGCTTTCCTTTTACTGTACGATCGGTTTCAGAAATGGTTTTTTCTATTTGTAATTGTTGTCCTTTCTGGCGTTCCAGTTGATGACGTAAGGTTTTTATCAAAGTTTCATTATTCATAATGATTCATATTCAAGTTGACAACAATCAAATTTTCCACATTCAGGACAAATTCTATCAGAATAAACATCCATAATTTCATCAGATAGTAATTTATGATGATCAAACCACACTCCGCAAGAATTACATTGCACTTTTGTTTTTTTATATTCATAGAAATAATCTGGTTCAGGCAAATGGTCTATTCTATTAGTTTCCTGACTGATTGATATGTGCATATTCAAATCTTCAGCAAAACACTTCATTAATTTTTTAGATACCTCTCCAATCATTTCCCCACATATAATTCCATCTCCATAGTTTGTTTCCGTTATATAACAATTTCTTCCATCTATTAAATAATTAGGTAAGAATTTTCCGGAATATTCAAATTTAGAAGATTGTAATCCTGGTAGATAACTAACGGTACTTCCTGCATTAGGATTCTTTTTTAGAGTTCTTCGATCTATTTTTATTAAGAAAATCATAATTCATATTTTTCATTTAATTCTTTTACACCTTTTTCAATCTTATCAGACAAAACAGTAATTGCCTCTCTTAGTTTTTCATGTTTCTTTTCAGCCTGTTCCAATGTAGTACAATCCCAGTTTTCTTTCAAATCTTTCATCAACTGTTTTCGTGTACCTTTTAATTCAGAAACTTCGGTTTTCGCGTCGTCAATTTCTCTTTTTAATTCTAATAATTGATTTTCATTCATTATGTTAATCCTTTTTTGTTGAATATTTTATTGTATCTTCTCGGTTTATTAATTTTCCTTTGTATAACCGCCATGCAAATTCTGAACGTTCTATTGGATGACAATTACATAATAGTTGATGCCAATTCATATGTTCTATTGCTTCGTCCAAGTATTTATTGAATGCCATAACGTTGGTTTCAATTTCCTGCCGTAGTGTTTCTGGGCTTGGTTTAATTAATCTTGTTCCCATTATTTTTCTATTGAATTCATTACTATATTTTTAATTGAATCTCTTACTTTATTATGAGAAAAGAATCGTTTTAGATTTTCCTCAAAACTTATTTCAGCTTCCCATTCACTATCTAACTGACTGATGAAGGCATCTATTCTACCATCCCGTTTTTCTACCTCTTCAATATGTTCTCTACTGATCACCCTTTCCTTAATAGGTAAGTAAATAGGTTCTACGGTATTCGATTCAGCGTACCATAGATATACTCTTGGACGGTGATTGATTTGATCTGCTGCATGGCGAGTTAATGAACCTGGATTAACCAACAATCTACCTTTATATTCCTCTACAAAACTTTTGTGATTATGGCCAGTAACAATCAAATCGTACTCAGGATATTTTCTTAACAGTTTTCCAGCCATCGGATCAATACATCCAGGCCACGGAGTTTTTGCCTGGTCTGTCATCACGTGCCAAACCAACACGTTCCTATCATTTTGTATTCTTGGAAAAAACATACTGGTTTCTTTAGGCTCTTGTCCCCAGTGGCAGGTATGTATTATTTTAATTTTTCCTGCTCGTTCTAATGTAGCTACTCCACTTTTATAAGCTAATTCCATATTGTGCTGAGGCTGGTCGTGATTACCATATATTGTCCAGAATTGATCTGGCAAATGTTCAATAGTTTTTGAAAGTAAATGAGGACTTGGTTTCCAGTGGTTGAATAAATCTCCGCTATGTAAAATAGGACAATTATATTTCTTTTGTAAAGCACTTATAAATTCAACTTTTACCCATTGAGCCAATTCATGGTCATCTGTGCGGCATACAGGCTGATCTTCTCGTAAATGCCAATCACCTGTAAGCACGCAAGACGGTTGTCTTTTATTTTTTGTCCTTTTCATTTCTTTTTAATTGGTTGATTGCAAAGAGGGCAAACTCCATCGGGAAAACTATCCCAAAACTCCGTTTCCAATTTTTCAACTTGTTTTAAGGCGGTTTGCAAGGTTTTCTCTGTATAAGTGATATTATGTATTAACTTTCCTATTGATTGGCTTAAATCGTTTAATTTTGCCTTCTCTGCAAACATCGCCAATAAGTCGTCAACATGCTCCTTGGCATCAACAATATATTCACGGTTTTCAATACTACCCTTTATATCTTTCGATTCAGCAATTAATCCTCCTAATTGTTCATGGTTTCTAACAAGTTGTTTTTTCTCTTCAATCCAATCAAGTACGGTATTCAACAAGGTTTCCGCGGTTAATATTTCAGACTTCTTATCTATATTGATTTGAATTTCTTTTATGCTGGTAATAGTTGTTTTCAGTTCCCGAACATTATTTACTTCTTGTAGGAACTTGCTTTGCATTTCCTCTAACACCTCTACATCAATTTCAAACTTTTCCAGGTGTTTAAACTTTTTCAATTCCTCTTTGGATTGAATGATTTGAGATTCTCCTGAATGAATATCCTGTTTAATCCCATTGATCCATTGTTGTACGGTTTTTAATCCTCCGTCAATTTGATCCAAGTGAGCTATCTTATTGAAATGTTTTGCCACATCTCCTGGAGTTGAAGATATTAAGAATGGTGAATCCATCTGTGATTGCAGATTGATCTCGTTGAGGTTGAGTAGATGTTTTATTTCAAATGGAACCTCAGCGCCAAATGCCATAAATTTTACACCGTCACTATAATATAGATTTTCTTTGTCCTTAATTCGTGATACTTCAATACCATTCAAATCTAAGGTTACTTTAGTCTTTCCACCCCAGGTTGAACGAAAAGCATCTCCTCCAGGCCTATTCCACACGAGCCATTTGAGTGCTCTTATAATGGAGGTCTTACCTGAATCAGATCCACCAATTATGACATTTACACCATCAGAGAAAACCAATTCAGTTTTCTTGTGAGATTGGAAGTTCTGTAATTCTAAGTTTTTAATCATTTTGTATTTCCAGAATTTTATGGTGATTATTATAAAAATTGTGCTGTATAATCTCTATACAAAACAAAGAATGCATCAGCATCCATAATCACAACAGGCTTTTTTCTGCTACGTTTACAAACCAATAACCAGTTTGTTCCTTTCATCTGGTTTCCCTTTGCTTGTTCAATCCAACTATGTACTGCCCAACTTTCCTGAAATTTACATTCTACTGAAAAAGGAAACAATTCTCTCACTTGACTTTCCATTCTAATATCCATTCCTTTTTGCCCCATTGGACGGGATTCAATTGGTTTGTCGTCTCCGGAACTACCCCATTCATATCCTGTTATTTCAGATACCATTTTACAGACATATTGTTGTAAATTTCTGCCTTTAGCTTTTGCAGCTTGTACGGATATTCTTTTTTTCTTTTTATATTTTGTTCTTTTCATCTTCATAGATTTTATTAGCAGGAGAATTAAACTCTCAATACTTGCCTATTTTGTAGAGTATCCAGCACGCTACAACCAAAACCAGTATAACAATAAGCCATCTAATAGAATTAATAAACAACCATATTTCATTCAGTGTTTCCATCTTCATTGGTTTTAAACGTTTCCAATCGTAATATGTGCAATTCCTTACTTGCTTTTGTCAGAGAATCTATTATAATATGTTTTCTACTACTGTCCTCTAATACAGAACAAGCGGATAACACTTTCTCCAATGCTTCATAAATTTTACCTATTTCTGTTTCTGTCATGGTAGTGTTTTAAATATTTTTTTGTTCTTTTCATTTACTTTTTCTTCTAACCATTTGATATAATTATATAAGTGTGTAAAATCACTGTGATTTTTAATGAGATTTATTTCTCGTCTTACTTGTATACCAGTATCTTGTTGGTATTTTAAATGAAATTTACTCATCTTATTTTAGTTTTACGTTCAATTTCAAATTTACTTTCAATTTTTTCCCAAAGATCAATTACTTCTTCCTTCAATTTCCATTCCATATCTGACTCTTCAATAATTTTAATAGCTTCATTTATTGATTTATTCAGGATTTCTCCGTTCATTGTATATGCCGTATTATTTGTATAGTCCTTGATAAATTGAAGGCTGTCTTTTACATTATCAATTCCATAATCAAAAATTATAGTCACTGGAGCAGTACGATAAGGTTTCCACACGGATGATTTAAATACCTCCACTTCAGTTTTTACACCAACCACTCGCATTACTTCTTTACCAGATATGGTTCGTTTCTCTTTTATCTTTTTTGGGTTAGACATCCTCAATCTCAAACTAGAATAAAAACCAATAGCTTCCCCGCCTGGACTTTTGTACTTCTGCCCGTATGGTCCAGCATCTAGATTCTGTCTTATTTGATTACTACACACCATCAGGTAATTATTTCTAGCTAATATACGGCAGGTTTTTCTTAACTCTTCACTAAATTCTTTAGCTCTACGCATCCCCATTTTGTCTCCTTCATCTTTTTCCATCTCCATATCAGTAGACAATGCTGCCAATGAGTCAGCAAATATGCCATGTATTCTTTTTGTTGAATCTCCTGGAGGTCTTAAAAGGGTGATTGGTATCCATTCCCTTACTGCTCTGAATACTTCAGGCACAGTATCAGGAGTACGGTAATCCATTTCATTTGTATGCAAATCAAAGATACGGGCAAACTGTTTATTTAATCTAGCCTCAGGATCACAGAACATTACTTCTCCATGTTGACGTTGTATGGCTCCAGCAATTTCACATAATAAAACAGTTTTACCACTACTGGCAGGGCCAAATATTTCAACCAATATTCCTGCAGGTATTCCTCCACCTCTAACTCTACCACCTGATATTGCTAAGTCTAACAGAGTAGATCCAGTACTAATCATTGTGGTTGTATCTCCATCGTATTCCTGTTTCTTCTCTGGCTTTTTTGACACCTTCGCTCTAACTTGTCGGCTGAGTTTAACATCTTTGGTTCGTTTCATTTAGTTAATTCTTTTTCAGTTAAAGCAAAATAAAGGTTCTGTAATTGGTGAACGTATTTAATCTCTATCCATTCAAAATTATAATAAGTATCTTCATCAATCTCTATCCATAAATAAAATTTATCTTCTTTGTAAATTATTCTAATCCCGTTTATGTAAACCGGATAACTCATATCTTCATTATGAATCCAGCCCTCATCTTCACTAAGTTTAAATCCAAAATCTTTTAGCCATTGTTCGGTTAATGGGATAGGTTCGTACATTTCTGGATGTTTTTCACAGGTCCAAAATGAATGATGATCTATTGTGAAACCATATGGCTGTTCATTTCGTTTTACCCAATTTCCAATTCTTAATTCTGTTGCTGATAGTGCCATATTAATCCTCCCGCTTAAATGAATTATTTTCTGTTGCTTTCATTCCAATGCTGTTAAAATTGTACTAATATGAACTTCACTAATTTGTTTTCGTTCCAATTCCTCTTTCAGATTTTTCTTAAACAAAACTTTTGAATCCCATTTCTTTTGTTTAGTCCTAGCTTTTTTAGCAATCATTTTAACCAAGTCTACATCCTTTTCCATTTGAGAATCATACCAGTGTTGTATCTCATTCCTTATTACAATAGTCTTCGTGATACCGTGAGCTAGTGAATACAATGTTAGGTAGTCCGAAACCTGCCGGGATAAATAAGCCCCGGCAAGTTTAGTATCTTTTGGACTTCCTTTTTTGTCACTTACTTTTAGAATAGTCATATCTTATTTTTTACGATCTTGCTCTTCTCCACATTCGTCCCATATTTTACACTTATCACAATCTTCAGGATATTCATCACAATCCTCTCCAAACGTATGCCCGTATGGACAGCGGTTTTCTTCTTCATCTTTTTTCTTATCTCGATTACGAGTACGTTTTGAAGGGGCTTTCTCTTCTCTCTCTTCTTCCTCTTTTTCTGGTTCTTCCTCTTCTTCTGGAGCAGGTTTTGAAGTTTTTCGAGTTCTAGTATGAGCTGTTTTTTCTTCCTCTTCTTCATTATCAATATCTTCATCATCCAATTCCAAGAATTTTGCTTCTAATTCCTTATAAGAAAGAATTTGCAATACTTCATCCAAGTTTGGTACCTCATCTAAAATATCTTCTGTGTATTGATCATTTCTTTCTAGGAAATCAATACGACTGGCTTCAGCAAATGGTTTTCCTTTTCCAAATGTTTTAGAATCAAACCGTATTTTCAAAGTCAATCCCTCTTCCAAGTCTGGGAATACAGCATAATCATCATCTTCTTCTAATTCCTCATTCAATAGATTTTGAAACAACCATTGACTCATATCCCAGATGTGTGGTTTTGCTTCATATTCCTTAGAGTCCAGCGGAAAAACGATATACAAATTTCTCAAGGATGGTTTTAAAGCATCTGTATCTTCTTTATCTGCCCCACTTCGAATCAATTCAGATCGTTTTTCACATATTGGACATTTCTTACCAATAGATGTTAAACATACCACGGATTCATTATCTACTCCAATATTACGGTGTGTTTTAAACGGGTGTTTGTACCATAAACTACCTTGCACAGCAATTTCTAATTCTTTATTTAAATCAGGATGTTGGGTATCGGTTACCTCGTAAGGTAGAAAGTCTAATTTTGCCCTACCTCCTGGTTCTGGACTGAATACATTCACTCCTTTTGGCAGGTTTAAGTAACCATAACTTGATGCTTGTCGTTTTTGGCGTTCAGCATCTTTGCCTACTTTTCCTCTGAAGTTACTTCTTTTCTTTTTTCTCATTTTGCTTCTTTTTTGATTTGTTTAGTAAATAATTTTCAAGTGCTTTTAACCACCCTTGCATTGCTACCTGGCTGGCATAGTATAGAAATACTAAAAAGCATGCTCCTATTAAAATTCCGATTAATATTTCTTTGAACATATTATTTTATTCTAAAGTATTTGTTTTATTGATTGTACTTTTTCCCAAATTGCTTTCCAATTAGGGGTATCTTCTCCGAATATAGTAATGTATAATATGCTATCTTTTCCTCCAAGCAAACTTAATTTCCCTTTTTGTTGAGAAAGATTGGCATTTCTGTAGGAAGGAAATAATTTATTAATTTCCTTTATTGTTTTGTACTCAATATTCGTTATATGTTTAGGAAGTAACTTATTTGTATTGAAGTACTTTATTATTTTTTCAATGATAATTTTATTTTCCATATTATGATTATTTTGTTCTGTTTCTTCTAAATGATTTTCCTACCTTTGTATCAGCTCTCTTTTGTCTTTCATGCTTTTCCCATTCTTGAGAAATATCTCTTGGTGAACGCGGCCCAGCAAAGTATTGCTGCCCATTAAGTTTTACAAGATTTTCCAGAGCTACTTTTTTTGTGTCTATCGCTCGAACAGCTCCTTTAGCAGTATTGTTTTCAAATCTGGCATCTAAATACTTAGCGTTAGTTTCCTGATGTTCTTTATCTAATAGAATAGTGTTCCTAACTACTCCTTCAGTGATTTTAAATATTTCAAACTTTTCAGGATCACTGCGGATTTCTTTATCCAATTCAGCATCTACATATTCTAGTTTTTCTTTAGCCTGATCTTCCTCCTTTTGCTTTTGGGCTTGATGTTTCGTATACATCAAAGTTAACCTACTTTGTTCCAACCATTCTATATCCAGTTGACTAGGATCTATTTTTGTGTTTTCTTCGTAGTTCATAATTATTTAGGTTTTATTGTAACATAAATTGTATCATAAGAAATAATTGCATCTATAAAATGAATTGTAGTATCTCTACATTCATCAATCGACCAGAATTTTTTATGTTCTAACGCTTCGGAATATCCCTGATTGTACCCTTTATTATAGACATTATCAATATTTACATTATTCAAATAACCACTTAATAGTATCAAACCTGTTATAAGTAGTATTATACCTACAAGCATACTCCAATTAAAAATTTGTTTCATATCATTTGAATTTAGTTCGTTTAAATTTCTTTTCCACTTTGATTTTTGGAGGATGTTCATTTGCTTTTATCTTTAATAAACAACAATACTTATATTTCTTACCACTCCCACAAGGGCACAAATCATTTCTACCTACTTTTTTACCTCTGCGGACGAGTGGTTGAATTTTACCTTTTGGTTTTGTAGCTGATTTTATTTTCATTTAATTCTTAATTACTGAATAACAAGCATAAACCAATCCTGGATAACCAGAATTGTAAAAATTATCAACAAATTCCTCCAATACCAAACCAGCTCTTTCATTGTCTGATTTTAATAGGACCGCTTGAGCATATCCTAAAACATGACGGCGTATACTTTCTGGCTCCTCTTCTTTTAATCCGCTTAATATTTCCCGAACTTGTTTCCAAGCCGTTCCTCCGTTTATCAATGCTCTGCATAATTCAATACTTTGTGATTGAGTTACTTCTGCCCGTTTTGCTATTTCCAAACGATTTTCTGGATCAGCTTTTAGTACTTGATCCAATATTTGCAAGGCATTACGAGGATGTCCGAAACTATCTTGAAATATTTGTTCGTATATCTCCCTTGAGCAGGTTTCATCTTCTGCCTTAACTACACTTCGCAATAACCCAAACATTTGCCGTTCATTCAATGGACGAACTTGAAATTGGGAGCATCTCCCTTTTATTGTAGGGATTAAACCTTGAGTTTCCGTAGTACACAGAATAAAATAAACATGCTTTGGAGCATCTTCTAACATTTTTAATACAGCGTTTTGAGCATCTTTGGTCAATTTATGCGCTTCATCAATCAACCAAACCAAACAATTTCCTTCTAGTGGTTTATACTGCATCTGCTTTCTTACTTCACGTATGGTATCAATCCCTCTAAAATCTGCTGAATTAATTTCCCGGAAATCATTGCCAACACATCCAAGTTCTTTTGCTATAATTCTGCCTATTGTAGTTTTTCCACATCCAGTTGGACCGTGAAGAAGTATTGCATGACTGCAAGTTTCCTTATTCGTTAACATGGCTTGTAGGGATTCCACCATGTCAGAATTACCCCGAATGTTTTCTAGTTCTGTCGGTCTATATTTATGGTAAAGGCTCATCCTGTTCCAATCTCCTTTCCAATCATTTTTAAAGCATTTTTATCTATCAGTTTAGCATACTCTTTACTCAATTCGTAAGATACCGTCAATACACTTTCCTTGGTAAAATCATGTTTAGCCCATTCAGTAATGAAATCCATCAATAAAGCTTCAGTGGTTTTTAGTTTTTCCATAATCTCTATTTACTATATTATACAAAAAATATTTTTAGCCACTTTTCTTTTTATATTTTTTAGGTCTTTTCTTTCTATATTCAGGATTTTTCCACCAAGCTATTCGAGCAATACTCATTTTCCTTTTCTGTTCCTCTGTATGTTTTTTGCCTTTCTTAGCAATACTCATTTTTCTTTTTGTTTCTAAGGATACTACTTTACCTTTAGCTGCTACACTCATCTTTATTTTTGCTTCTTCAGAAAACTTTGCTCCTTTTTTATGAAATTTATGTTTCTTTCCATACATAGGATGGTTTTTACCAGTAAAGTCAGCATGATTTTTCTTCATCTTTTGGGCAACTTTTTCTTTAAATTTTATATTAGACCATAAAATTCTGCGGGTTTCTTTTTCTTCTTTTGATTGTTCCCTACCAAGAGGAGAATTTGCATTTGGATTTATATTAAATTCTGGATTTAACTCATCAATATATTGTTGTTCCCTTTCAATTAATTTTTCCTTTGCGCAAAATTCTAAGATAGAAAATTGTAAATCTTTTATTCCATGTTTATTTTCGTGATTTTGTAAATGTATATTAAAATGATTATTTCTTTTTAATGAATAGAAATGATTATATTTCCTATTCCTGAGTTGTATAGCACTACCAACATACTGTTTACCATTAATAGTAGACTGTATCAAATATATTCCTGGTTTGTTTGGTATCCTGGTTCTTTTCATAACACAAATTCTTTCTTATCAGCCCAACTTTCATCTATTCCTGACAACTCCATATTAACTGACAATGGTACTATAATCCATTTCCAAGCCTCTGGCAAATTAATACAGGGCACTCTTCGTACTGTATTAGCTACATGATGAAGTTCTTTCGGATTTACATCCAGAACTATGGAGTCATGTACCTGTCCAATTAATCTGGTACCCCATTTTTCCTCTCTCATAATTTCGTCCAACCGAATAAAACTCCATAATAAGCAATGGAATGCGGCTCCCTGCACTGGAGTGTTGATAACTTCATTATGAGTCATAACTCCACTGCATCTAAAACCAGTTTTCATATCTAAATAACCGTACTTTTGATATGTAGCCCACCACTGTTTTTTCCAACGGGCATAATGAGGAAAACGATTTTTCCAAAAATCATCCTCAATATCTTTAATGTGTTCTTCAAATTGCTTGTACGATTTTATTCCTTTCGATATTAGATGATCTGATAAATTACCTTCAGGCATCTTAATTCCTTGTCCTTCTTTCCAACGACTTTGCGGTAACACCCCCCATTTACAAGCCAAACCTTCAGCACAATTTTTATAATAATCACCATAAAATTCTGGAAATACAAAACCATTCTTTGCAGCATCCCTTAACGTTTTATGTTCAGGAATTGATTTGTTTAATTTTGGAAGTTTAAAGATTTGTTTTGCCATGTCTCCATGCATATCAGAAGCAGGATTTTTAATGTATTTTACCATAGTAGGATCTTTATGGTAACAACAGGCTATTCGTACTTCCAGTCCTGAATAATCAACTTCTAATAGTTGGTGGCCTGGACGAGGATATAACGCTTTACGCACTGTCTGCATAGCCTCCTCGTCCCGTATAGGTATGTTCTGGAAGTTTGGTTTATCTGAACTTGATCTAAAAGTACGTACTAAATGCAGATTAAATGATGGATGAATATATCCATTAACTTGTTCCCTCAAAAAAGCATCCAGATAAGTATCCCGTATTTTCTGTAATTTTTTGATTTCCAGTATATCATTCAGTTCTGATATATTTAATTGTTTCAGGGTTTCATCATCTGTTGAACCTTTACCAGTGGTTGTAAGTTTTGGTGGTTCTAAGTTTTTAATTTTGTATAGAAAATATCCCAATTGAGTTGAGGAATTAATATTAGGTTTTGATTTTGAATGATGTGACCAATGCTGATAGAATTTGGTTTGATATAAGTGATTTTCCAGACGTTCAATTTTCTTTGTTAAACGTTGTTTTTTCTTTTCTGCGTATTCTACATCTACACGTATTCCTTGTTGTTCAGCTCGGGCAAAAGCTAAAATACCTTTGTGAAATAAATTATATGCTTCTTTTGTTTTTGGATTAATTTTCATTTAATTTGTTTCTCCGCTTGTATAATATTCCTTTGGTTAGTGAACTAACCCTCCTTTTTCAAAGTTATTAGATGTTTTATATTGGTTAATTTTTATTGCAATTTCCACTAATTTCATTACTCTTTTATACATTACAAACCACAAAGCAAACGCATGTATTTTTCTTTTTTCAGAATTATTAACATTTTGCCATATTTCCTTTAATCTATGTACTCTCTGATACCAAATGTCTGCAAATTCATAAAATTCAGTTCTTGTTTTAATATCTTTTAATTTCATAATCATTGTTATAATTCATCTCTTTCATTTGTATCTGATAATTCTCTATCCGTAAAAAATGGTTTTGGCCTTTTTTTGTGTTCTTCTATTCTTTTTTCCGCTATTTTACAATACTTCGGAGATATTTCTGAACCAATATAATTTCTTTTTTCCAATACACAAACACAACCAACCGTCCCACTTCCCATAAATGGATCGTAAATTAAATCACCTTCAAAACTCAACAAACCGATACATAATTTAGGTAAATCTTTGTGAAAATTTGCTTTTGTAATTTGAGTTGTTTGTGTTCGTATATTCCACACTCCAGAACATCCCGTTATGAATTCTTTTTTGCTCATTGTAGAAATGCCCTTGTTTTGCTTTTTCCAAGTATTTTTGTACGCTATTATTATTACTTCAAAAGGATTATAAATAAAAGGAGCGCTAGCATTCATCCAACTTCCCCATGCTGTAAAGGTTGATCTAGATCTATCTGTCCACATTGGTAATCCTGCATGTTTAAAACCAACATTTTTAATAAGTTTATAAAATTCTACAAAAGGGGAAATTCTTTCTCTTGTATTATTCATAAGGATTGCCTCAGTTAAAACATTAATACATATTCTCCCGTCATCTTTCGTTATTCTATATAATTCTTTTAACCATTTTTTACACCAATATAAATATTCATCCCACTCTCTATTATCATTATATATATCATAATCAATTCCACAATTATACGGAGGGCTTGTTATTGTCAAATCAATAGAATTATCTGGTATTTTTCCCATTGTAATTAGATTATCTTCACAATATATTTTATTAATTTCAATCATTTTTATTCATTTCATTCATCTGTAATATTGCCAACCGATAAGTCCAGATTGCATCCCATGCACAGTATGTCAATAACTTTTCCTCCCCACTAGGTTTCTCTAACAATTCATATATACGATTAATAGCATTCCCATCCTTTGCTACGGTTGGTTTTAAATAAGGACTAATTTCACTATCATAATCTACCACACCAAATCGTACATATACTTGAAACTTTAATGAAGTAATCCCGGGACGATTATCTAGAACGTGGGCTGCCTGCATTGAATCCCAAACCCAATTCTTCACTGGTTGTTTTAATCTTACTTTACTCCACGTTTCTTCATATTTCATATTATGCGCTATCTTACCAACGGCAGGGTTAACTAATAAATTTACAAAAGGCTGACGAGCTTTTTTACTTTTGGGCATCATAAAGACATAGCAGTGATTTTCATTAACAGCTATTGAACAGCAGACAATCCTATGACCTTTTGCATGTGGTTTTAATCCAGTTGTCTCATAGTCAAAAGCTATCAATTTTATATCCTGTAAATTCAGCCAAGTTAATAGACGATCTAATATAGCTTTGTCATTAATTATTTCAATCTTCGGTTCCGGATATGTTGGAAAATATATATGTTCTGGAAAACGTTTATTCGTTTGTCTAATGGCTTGTTGTAAATCCTGTCGCCAAACTGTTTCAGCTTCTTTGTCTCCTCGAAGAACATAACTAGGATGAAACGTAGGGCAAATCCAACAATTAAAATCTCTGTCTGGTATACACCACCCTCTCCATTTCATTACACCATCCAACCCACGTTTCCAACGATGCCCTATTATACTGTATAGAGCAGATCCACCAAGTAAGATAATTACTTTTGGTTTACGTTCTTCTATTACTTTCAATATTTTACTACGACAACAATCTATTTCATAATTCGTTGGAGTATGATTGTCTTCTGGTCTGCAATTCACGGCATTCATACACAAACAATCTTCAAATAATTCTATTCCAAGTTCATTCTTGAAAGTATATTGAAGTAATCTACCTGCTTTGCCTTGCCAGGGAAGTCCTCTCCGATCTTCTGTTTTTCCTGGGGCTTCTCCAATTATAAGTATTTTCTTTTTAAACTCACCATATGGTTCCATTTTTTGAGTTTGTGCATTCTTATACAACCCACACGAAGCACAGGAATAGGTTTTACCGTCTGGACGGGATTTTGATTCAGTTTGTTTTGTTGTGAAAAAGCCTTGGTTCATTTTTATAACATTCGTTTTAATCTTCTCCAAATCTCAGGCATCATATCAGGTGGAAATGTATAACAAAACTTTTCTCCTGTTATTTTTATAAGTTCCTTTTCTGTTTTTATTTCTATTCCATCAAATGGTAAATCAATATTATTAATTAAAGCAACATCTTTTTCATTATAAGTAAGACAAGTAAGGTATGTAATTATTTTTCGACCGTATTTGCAATAAATAGTTTCAGATTTCTTTTTAGTAATTGGATTTAGCAAAGTATTTAACTGGTTAAAAATATATGTAAATTTCTCCTTCAAAGTAAATTTACGAACTTGCTTTTCTGTAAAAAATGATTTCATGCTATAATTTCCTTAGACATAATTAATGTAGTTTTTCTGACTACTTGATATTTTTTGGATTTAAACAAACCAAGAATCCCATCTTTTTTAATCAATGTTTTATTTCATCTGTTTAATTTTCATATCACTTATTTTACCTCCTCTCTTAACGTTGTAATATATCCCCACCCCGTTCCTTCAAACTTCAAACGATTTTCACAAACCACACAAACATTGGTTTCCTTTAGGATATCTCTCAACAAATATGGGGTGATAGAAAAATTAATTGGGGAATCATTATATCTCATTCGTGCAGATTCTTTAAACCAACCAGCATCGCTTTTACTTTCAACCATAACACATTTCTCTCCTATTGTAAGGGTAACACTTTCATCTAAGAAATGATCCCGCTTCGCAAATACTGCGGCTCGATCCAAGATTTCATCAATTTGTTTTGGTAATATAATTTCTACTCCTTCTACTTTCATAAATTCTTTGGTATTCGGAAAAGTATCTTCAAATATTCGACAAGACAAAATAGTTTCTTCCTTGGCTTGGAAATGTATCCAACTATCTCCTTCAGCTATCTTGGTTGGTTTTAACTTTGTCACCTCCACAGCTGCTGAAGCTGGTAATAAGAACGTTTTTACAGGCATTTCTTCTTCTAATTGACATCTGGTTATTTGAAACCCATCAGAGCCTTCAATTACGCCTTCTTTGCTTATGTGAACACAGGTCAGTACAGGACGAGACATATCCCTAGAACAGCTCGCCATTGCTCTTCTTACGTGGGGTAAGAAGCCTTCTGGTAAGGTTTCCCACTTACCTTGTTCACCAATTTCCTCTAGTGGTAGTTTAATTTCTTGTTGTAAGGTTAATCCTGCTTTCGTATTTCCACTTTGTAAGAGTAATTCACTTCCTTTAATTTCTACTTCAATTTCATCCTTTTTCAATCGGTTCAATAGTTTGTAAAGCTCTTCTGCCTGGATAGCCCCTTCGATTTCCAGGTTTCCAATTGGATGAGATAAGCTGATTTCATCATTGTACGTTACCACCTTGCTGTTTATAAATGCAAACGAAGTAGATTGTTCAATCATTTCCTTTGATGCCAAACCTGGTTTGACTGTTTCAAGTGCTATTAATAGGTCTTGTTTTTTCATATTATAAATTTTGTATAATTATTTCTTTTAATTGTTCTTTTTGCACAAAAGAATATGTCATATTTTTTTGAATAATTGACATTCTATCTTTCATCCCTTTTCCAAATCTATCTGATAACATCCAATTTTCTTCTGGTATATCCGCATACTTTCCAAACCAATATAAGGCTGGTTTTGCATTATATCTTCCTACTTGATTCATAAGAATTACTAAAAAATGCAGTTTCATTTTCTCACACATTTGCAACGTTGCTTGAATCTTTACACTTTCTGGTAATTGTTTTTGTTCAGTGGGTAAATGTATTCGTGGATAATCTTTCAAATCTTTATCATACTTTCTAATAAAACACATTGTCTGTATTTTTATATGCGGTTGATTTTTGTCATAAATCCAGATTGACATACCTGTTTTTCCTGTTTCATAGAACCGAGCAATTTTAGTCCATTCCTTTGAAGAGTGAATATTTTTTGGTGTATACATCTCTGCACCGCTTTTAAAATGAACACCAAAACCAAGTTTATTTAATAGCGGAAAAGCAAATTGGCATATCCGATAAGCTGATTTATACACCCCTTTGAAAGTAATCGACCCAGTGATATTTGTCATGTCAGGATCAATATCTATTGCTGGGATGTCAAATAATTTATTCTCCATTTTTTCTGTTTTTAATTAATTCTTGAAAACGGTTTCCACCTTTTCCATCTTTGGTTTTTTTCATATCTTTGTAAGACAAAAGTACTCCCCAATTTTTATTTTTGTGATCTATAACTTTTTTACTATTTTCAATTTTTCTACCTCCGCCTGCAAAATATATAATCATAATCCTAATTCTTTTGTTGGTTTTCTAAAAGACCAAGGCCAAGTTGGTAAATGATTCGTTAAATCTAAAAAATACAATGCGTTTAGATCACATCGTTGTTTATCATCATTACACAAACCTTTTTCTATTATGATTTCTTTACCGTCTATCATTTTTGATTTCCCTAGAACAAACCCTTTTTCTTCAATATATTGTAAAAATAATTTTTTTGTATTATTATTTATATTTACCATACTTGTTTTATTAAATGCCTCTGAATTCTTTACAGATAATCGTACAATATGATAAGATTTTTGATAATTCCACTTCCCATCTTTTTTGTTCGGCATTATAATTTGTCCATAAGAACCAAATGAAATCCAACTTTTTGAATCAACAGAATACCAAGGATAACGCATCATTAATTTATGAGATGTCATTGCAAACCCGTGCACTTTCACTGTAGGTAAACCAGAGGATAGATCACAAATGATATTAAATGCCTCATCTGCCCATTTTATATATGCTGTTCTACCTGCATTTTGCCCAATACCACCCAATGCAATATAATCATAATCTTTTTTAAGAGAACGTTTCAACCATTTAAGATCAGTTCCAAAATGTGTAACTGGAAGTGGTTTTAATTGATGTTCTTTTTCCAAATATTCTTGAACTTTCCACGTCACTTTAGGGTTAGTTATTGCATCGACATTAGCATATACATCAATTACATCTTTGTTTTGTTTAATAAATTGAGCGTACTCATCAACATATTTCCAGAATTCCTTCGTTTCATAGTAATCATATCGATTGCTCTTTTGTATATCACGGACAAATTCGTTGAATAAACCATGAGCACCAGAGTCAATGAAAATCTTACTATGCATAGATTTCTGCTCCATTTTCATTATCTTCTAATATAGATACATAAACTGCAGTTTTAAATTCAAGAAATAATTCCTCAGCAAAATCTTCACAAGATTTTCGGCCTACGTTTTTATGTTCATATTTAGCCAAATAAGCATTAACTTGATTTTTCAGACTAATTATTTCAATATCCCGATCATTATGCTCTACCATACATTTAAGTACAACATGGAAAGTATGCCGATGTGGAAACTTTAGATAACTAACATCTTCAATAGGGCAATCAGGCCATTGATGTATTGCACTAAACGATGTTTTAATTATTACATTCTTTTTCATATATCTTATATTAAATTGTAGATATTCTTTATTATATTTGGTATTGCCATCTTGCCCTTTTCAAGTAAGATTTTCTTTTGTTGTTCTAACAAATCAATCGGTTTATTTTTCATGTACTGCTCAACTAATTGAATCAATTCTTCATATGAATTATATTTAAACTCACCAAAGTATAATTCTTTATATGATAAACGATTTGGGACTATAGGTATCACATCACAAAAGACAGCCTCTTGCATCCCGATTCCCCAGTTCTCATGGTCTGCTGTAGATATAGCGATTTTAGAATGTAACAAGACGTCATAATACTCCTGTTTGGAGAATTTCCATTCCATGGTTTTTACCCAGTTCCATCTACGGTTTTTCTTATTAAATAATTTTTGTAGTTTATCAAATATTTCAGGATGTTTTTCAGAAACCAATCGGTGTGGAAATACCAATGTATTCTCCTTTTTAATGTTTTCAATACCAACAGGTGGAAAGATTGGAAAGCCAGTTATTTCCACAACTTGTGGTGAAAGATTAAAATAAGAATCAACCACACTTTTATGATATTGTGTAGCTACATATATAGAATCCACAATTCCTTTAAACCAGCCACGTTCAACATGATTAGACCAAGGAGTCATTCCTTTATTCCTTATGAAATCATGTGGATCATACCCACCTGAGTGTAAACAACCGCAGATTCTAAGATTATGTAATTCCATTCCGTCACGGATATAAGCAATATTGGTTAAGCCAGGAAACCAAATATCATGAAAAAATAATATAAGTGGTTCAATATCATCATAACTTTCCAAAATTCTAATGATTTCTAACAATTGAAAACTTTTATACCGATTGGTATCAATAACATCAAGAAATGAACCATGTTGTATTGTGCCACTAGATGGTATATCATCCAATGTAATAACATCAACGAATTCTTCTTCAAATGCTTCCTTGAACCATGTATTCCACTGGATAGTATATCGCAATTCAATAGGTTCTATCGGAATGTTTATAATTTTCATGATAATAACTGCAGCACTTCTTGTTTCAATGCAGGCTTTTTTCTAAATACACCCCTTAGGGATGATGTAATCATTATAGAATTCTGTTTTGCTATGCCTCGCATTCTCATACACATATGAGTAGCTTCAATAATACAAGCGGCTCCCTGAGCATGGACTAACCTCATTATATCTTCAGTAACTTGTTTACCAATTCGCTCTTGAATCTGTAGACGTCGTGCATATATTTCTACCAATCTTGCTAGTTTACTAATACCAACAATCTTTCCTTTTGGATCTGGTAGATATGCAACGTGTGCTTTTCCATAGAATGGAAGCATATGATGTTCACACATACTATACATTTCAATATCTTTCAAAAGTATAATCTCATCATATCCATCTGCGGAGAATGTCGTTAAGATATCTTCAGGATTTTTACCATAGCCAGAATAGATTTCAGTCCATGACTTAATAACTCTTTTAGGTGTGTCAATTAATCCTTCACGAGATGGATCATCGTCAATCATACCTAAAATTTGTTCAATCTGTTTTGTGTTCATTTGGTAAATTTATATACTGTACCTTTATTAGAAGATTCTATATCAATAGAAAGTTTTCTTTTCTTAATTAAATGATACACGTGAGATTTAATTCGTGATTCACTTAAATTTGTCTGCTCTACAATGGTCGCTAGTGCAACATTTTTGCCTACATACTTGAGAAATACGGCATCAATAATTGCAGCTTGACTTCCAACTTTATGTCCAAATTCTGTTTTTTTTGCATTGGATTTCTCTTCCTTCTTCCCTCCTTTAACTACTTCCATTTTTACTTTCGATTCTTCCTTTTTCTTATTCATTTTCTGAACATATTCTGGTTCAGCAGCTTTCTCTTTTGAAGCTTTTTCAGGTTTTGTTTCCTCAGGTGTCTCATCCAATATTTCCAACATAGCTCCTCGTAAATCATCTGCATCTTTATAACCACTCAACTTTCCACGAATCTCTTTAAACTCATCATTACTTTTAGCAATATCTTTCAAGTCCTTTAACCTTTCAGCATCTTCTACCTCATTTATTAAATCATTTCCTTCCTGGACTTCCTGAGCGTCTTCTGGTTCATCTTGTTTTTCATCTACAGGAAGTAGAATATTAAGTTCACGAAATATTTCAGAAACTTTGACAGTTAATTTTCCATCCTTACCTTCCCATAATTCACTAAGTGCTTCAATAGTTTCCTTTGATAGTTCATCATCCAATTCGAGTTCTTTAGAGGCTTCCATCAGGGAATCTTCTAATTTTTCAGGACCTTGGGTAAAATCAATTTGAGGATTCTCAAACAGTAATTTATCCAACTCCTTTGCTGCTTTTACTAATTCTTCTTTTTTCATTTTTAACTTGTTTTGATTAAACTTAATACTATATTATACAAAAAAATAATTTAATTCTTATATTCCTACCTTCCCATTCCACAAAATAATATGATCCCTCAAGGAAAATCTTACATTCTCCTTTACTGCTAACTCAATTACAGCGGGAGCATTTTTCAATATTTCTTTTCTGGTACTACCTTGAGGCATCAGTATAATCTGTTTTTTCAATATATGTTTTGGTGTGAGAAAATCAGTTTTAATTTCCTTCCAATCCTTCTTAGCATCACAGATAACAAACTTAAACCAAGAATTATTCAAACAAGACAACATTTTTAGTACTCCTGGTTTATACCGTAAAAGATATGGATTACCTGAATTCTCTAGTTTTGGGCTATTATTCCAAACATCTACCAGCTGCATTAACTCAACTTCTGGGAATATGGTACATTCGTTTTCAATTTCAATAAATGGTTTGAATCCAAATTGTTGAATAAATATTTGCAGGAATCCAATCAATCTACGTTGTTGTTTTAATGGACTACCTCCTGTAATCACCAAATGTTGTCTATCTCTAAGTCGATTTAGACAAGAGGAATTATTGAATGTTCCTATCATATTAAACAATTCAGTATAGGAATACAAATTGCCTTTATCCCTTATTTTTGCCGTGTCACAATACCGGCAAGAAAGTGTACAGCCTTGAAAACGTAAGAAGGCAGCAGGATACCCAGCCGTGATTCCTTCACCTTGCATTGAATCATAAAAGAATTCAGATATAAATAATCCTAATCCATCATCTTCGACGAAGTCTTTTGGTATTAGTGGATCTGCTTTGATTAATTGTTTTACCATTTCTATTTTTTTGTATCAAATAACGGAGAATATCTTGCTGATGTTTTTGGCGTCTCTTTTATTGTTACTGCTGATAGTTGTGGGTACGTTTTACTGAACAAATCAAATATATATTTAGCCAAGTTCTCTGCCGTAGGAGAAAAATCGACTATATCGTTCAAATGACGATGATCCAAATGATTATCAATATGTTCCTTAATAAGGCCAAGTTTATGATAATCCAATACCATACCTTGTTTGTCAAGTTGTATGGATTGTAACTCAACTATTACAGTGTAGTTATGACCGTGCAAACGAGTACAAGGATGGCCTTCTGGTAAATCCTTTAATTTGTGACTAGCACAAAATGAAAATTCCTTTGTGATTTTATACATTTTATTTCTTTTTAAGTGGTACAAGAATTGTTATTCCTTCACTATCCATTCCAAGAATATAATCAAAACGATTATTTAAGTATATAGCTTTTCCGGTAAATTCCTTACCTGATCTGATAGCTATTTTTTCAAAGGTACCTTTCCGAAGGCTATCTTGCGCAATATTACCAAAAAAATCCATATCAATATCCTCTTCTCGGATAATAATATCTTTCGGTTTTTTCTCTGATTCTTTTTCTTCTGATTTGAAAATTAATCTGTTCATAATTTCTATTTTTAGTTTATACTATTATACAAATTTTTTATTTAACTACCAATAACTTCCTAAATAAGGTCGCCCCCTAGCAAGATTTTGTAACACATAAACCTCATTCTTATTAGAAAATGCCCCTTCTCTAATTACAATTTCATTGATTCTCATCACTCCAATTTCTTTTTCCCTGTCCTTTGTATCTTGGTTTAATCCAAATATAGCAGAAGCATGAGCCAGTTTTCGTTTATCCTCACTAAAGTTTTTCATTCCTAACCGATTCTTAGAATATCCTTCGGCATCAGCTTGGGTAGCTGTTAGTACTAAGCAATCTTTAATCTGAGAAAGTCTCCTTAACCCTTTCCAAATCTTGTTTTGTTGATGCCTAAATTCAATACGGTCATTATCTGGAATCAACAAATCAGCATAATCAATAACAATCAAACCAGGAACGAAATCCTCCTGGCGTTCCCAAATATCTAACAAGGCATTAATTTCCTTAATAGACAAAGTATCATTTGCGTGGGAGGATAATTTAAAACGACGTTTAGATTGAATAAAGAATTTATCAACCGCCTCTTTAGCTTCCTCTACCGTCAGTGGATTACCAGCATTTACCTCCTCAATCCAAGCCGCCCCAACATGTTTATATTTATAAACTCTACAATTGGTACAAGCTTTATAATCCGGGTTTTCTTTGTATGCTTGTTTTAACTCTTCCATTGTAATTTCTTGTCGTACTTCTTTCTCCGTTCTTCCTTCAAATACTCCAAAATCACATTCTCTAACTTCCTTTTCACAAGTACCAAGTTGGTTATATACACAATCTCGAACGGGCTGAAACATTTTTCCATTATATTTATCTAGGTTGGATTTCTTGGTTAAATGAATACTTATTCTTATTAACTGTTCATCCTCTGTCATATCTCCTGCTTGAAAAAATGCTACTTTCACTCTTTGCCTTGCCGCTCTCATTGCAATATCCATTAACCACCAGGTTTTACCTCTCTTTTCAATTCCCATTAATGCCACCAACCTGCTTTTTACAAATTGGGAGTTCCAAAATTCACCTAATTGTCGTGGATACCTTACTACTGGGGAGGAGGCTTGAGCAAATGCTTTTTCTATTCTCAATAAAACCGTTCCACCATCTAGGTTCAAATCTACCCCTGATTCTTTTGCCAAGGCTTTATATTCACTAGCTAACTTTTCCGCTTCTATTAACTCTCCTGATTCTACTAAGGATTGTATTTCTTGGGAGTGTTTTTCCAAATGTTTTTCACAGAGGTAAGTATGAGTCTGATCAATTAGATAATTTAGATTGATTCCGTTTTCTTCGTATTCGTCTGATAGAGAAGGGAGGATTTCTGTTTCAATCTCCTCTGCTATACTTTTTGATATTTTACTTTCCCGGAGTTTTTGGTAGTATATGTTTTCAATTTCTTTTTGTGGGGCTTTTTTATATTTTGCATAATACTCAAATACCCAACCAGCTAACATACGAGCCGTGGAAGATTCTAATAATTGAGTATCCCAAATGTTTTGAATCTGTTGGATATATTCCGTTGAAACTATGATACCTGTTATAATACGTCTTTCAATCATATTTTATTATACTTCCGCTTTCATTGTTTAGTTATTTAGCTTAATCTCCATGCTCTAATCCCCCCATCAACTTTTCTTATTGTAAATTTATAATTTGATTTGTTATACCTTTTCCAAGATGCTTGACTACCGCTTATTGATTGATGTTCCCTTTTAGTATATTCACATTCCACGAAAAAACTATCACCAACTTCCATTTTTCCCCATGGATATTTTATATATGATTTCTCTGGTATTGGTATTCCTTTCTCTATTTTCATAATTAATTCCTTTCATTATTGTTTGGTTAATTCAATTTTGTTCACATATCTTATCTAATAAAGCAATTGCTTTCTTAAATTTTTCTTCTTTTTCTAATTTAAGAGAAGATTTTTTATATTTTTCAAAAATGATCATAATGCTATTAATGTAATTTTTCATGTCAGCATTTTTGTTTTTGTCAAAATCTTTTAAAATCAATGTTAATTCTTTTTTTATTGTTTTCATAACTTTACTTTATTAATTTAATTATTATTGTACTTATTTCTCTGTGCAAATTCATCCTTAATTTTTCTCTTATAGTATCTGCTCCATTAGCAGGTAAATATTTATCCAAAATTTTTCTCACTTTTATAGAAACTAATAATTTATCTACTTCTTCAACTTTTTTATTTAGTTTCAAGAAAGAGATTAACCTCCACCAACAACTTTCAAACCAAATTTTAAATTTTTGCCTGTGAAACATTTTACAGTGCATTTTCTGCATTCTAAGTCTTAATTCAAGTTCTTCTATTTTATCTTCTTTGAATTGTTCTAAATCTTCGAGCATTATTTTTTTTCTTAAATCAGTTTCATACATTAAAATAAAATCAGGAGATGCCCATTTTTCGATTAATTCTTTTGATGGCATAGTTTTAGTTTTTATTGTTCATACGTTATAATCATTTTTTTAGGTTTATCAAACATTGTTTCTTTATCTTGTAAAAATACTTTTACTTTTGGCTTAAATTCTAAACCATTTGGTGCAATTATTACAACTGGTAATTCACGCAAACTTGATTTTAAGTTTTGTAATTCACCAATCAAATCATTTATTGTTTCCATATCTTTATTCTTTATTATTTAGTTAATTATTTATATTCATTTGGAAACTTGTCTCCCGACCATAATATAGGTTTTTCTCTACATCCTTTCATTTTATTTAAAATCCAGGTTATAGATCTCATATCTTCACCACCTACACTAATTGCCTCTGCTGTATAACCATCTGGTTTTCCATCTTTGTTATAATAAACTTCATGTATTTCAAAATAAATTTCTTTATTATATTCATGTGCTAATATTCTGTAATTCCAACTCATAATTTTATTGTTTAGTTAATTTAATTAATTAAAACAATTCACTTATAGCAATAATTACGGCTACAATTAGCAATACAATATAACATGCTAAAATATAATCTGTTTTTCCTAAAAAATTTTTCATTATTTATTTTATTAGTTCAATTATTATTCTAGGATCAAAATCATCACATTCGTATTCTTCTGGTACTTTTTCATTAAAATCTTCACTTTTTTCATTTGTACAACACCCATATGGTTGTTTTTGTCCATCTTCATCTACTCTATAATCAACATAAGAAAAATATTTACAATTCCAACAAGCCATATCTTTATTCTTTATTGTTTAGTTAATTCAATTATTTTAGCTGGTCTATTACTTTAAAATACTTTTTAATCGGCTGAATGTAATTAACATAAAACAATAGAGCCGCCTTTTCACCTTTTGTTTTTCTTACATGAATAGTTAGCTTTTTTAATGTTTGATATAATTCGTTTATTTTCATTATTTGTCAAATATTAAATACTGGTCAATAGCTGTCGGGGGTTCAGAATATACATCTGTATCACAATAACCGTTTTTCAATAAAAAGTCTAAAAAATCAGTTAATACATCTTTTTCAAATTCATTAATTAAGTTGACTTGTTTCTGCATTATTTTTTCACTTCTTTTTTCATAAGTTTTTTGGGTTATATCACCCATGCAAAACTTTTCATATTCAACTACTAATTCATCTTCAATAGAGATTAATATTGATAATAAATCCTTTGCTTTCATTGTTTAATTAGTTTGATTATTTTTTGCATTTTCTTCTATAATTTCAAGTGTTTTACTAAAACAAGACATTAAAGGAATTTTAAAAATTAAAGTTTCCATATTTAATTATTATTTATTAATCTTTTATATAATCTAATATTTTACCTGTTGATTTTAAACCTTCAAGCAATTCTGCATGATCCGGGGTTATTATTACTGTTACATGTGGATTATGTTTTTTGTGCAGATATTTTATCATTACTCTTGCTACTTCCTCGAATTCTGCTTCTCTTTCAACTCTTTTGATAGTTTCTACTGCATTATTTAATACTCTTTTTTTAATAACATCAAATTCATCGTCTGAGTGCTGCTTTAAAATTTCAACAATTTTGTCTGTTATTGCTTTTCTTTGTTTAAATATTTTCATGATTTTAGTTTTTAATTAGTTTAGTAATTCAATTATTTTTGCTGTCTAATTACCTCTTTATAATGACACTTTGCTGTACCTACTTCATAGAATCCTAATACTTTATAAATTAAATAAAAGTCAAGTTGCCAATTATATTCCTCTTGTAAATTGATTATTGCCTGACGATATAATTCATAAAACGATAATCGCTTTCCGGTTTTAATCCCTCCATTTAAGGAACTATGGATTTTTTTATAACCCCAATAATACACAGATTCAATACCTCCTATTTTTTTATTATGATTACTCCCAAATTCATATTTTCCATTAATACGTTCACTAATTTTTTCAATTTCCCAATCTTCTCCTGTATATGAGTAAATTAAATGGTGTTGCCATAAGTTTCCGGTTTCATAGAATTCTTTTTTTACTTTTTGATTTACAATTCCTATTGCAAAATTACTGTTCATTATTTGAGCTAACAATCCCTTCGGGTTATTAAGTTTATATTCGACAACAAACATATTCCCGGTTTCAAAAAGAAATAACATATCGGCATGGTTGTTATGAGATGTCCTTGGTACTTCTGGAATATGTTTGTGCTTTCTCGGAATTAATATACCAGAAATTAATTCGGTAACATCTTTACACATTTCTATTTCATTATTGTATTTCATATTAGTTCCATTATAATAACTGTCTTACCATTTACTTCCGCTTTGCAAGATTTTCCATTAATTATTATTATCCATGATTTGTGTAATAGTATCCAATAAGCATTATTTGTAACCATAACTGGATAAGTTTCATTACTCACTTCAATTAGTTGTTTTGAGGCTTCATAGGCTTTCATTTGTTCTTCCCATTTATAGTTAGGCAAGGTATAGCCATCTGCCACATAACCATCTGGCTCCTCTAATTTATAATACTCAAAGTAAACTTTGTCTGTTATTCGTATGTGTCCTGGTTTTATCATTTTTATCAAATATTAAATAATTATCAATTTCTTGACAAAGAATAGTTCACTTCCTATCTCTATAATTAACATTCTTCGATTTAATTATCGTACACATTTGTTGAATACGGGATGGGATACGATCATCTCCTAATTTCTTAGCTAACTCACTAAGACTAAAGTTGGATGTAAAAATAGTTTTTTTGAAATGCTCATATCTGCGGTTAATTATGATATACAATAATTGAAATGACCAATCCGTTATTTTCTCCACTCCAATATCATCTAATACTAAAAAAGGTATAGAACTATAATGATATACTAAACTTTCTTCAGTCATTTGATTTTCTTCTCTGTTAGAATAACTATTTTTAATTCTTAACAATAATTCAGGAACAGAAATAAACTCTACATTGTTAGGTTGTCTATTAAGAAAACAAATTCTTGATTCACTTAACATCATATAAACAGCTTGAATGGTTTTACCTGATCCAATTTTACCGTAAATAAAAGTACTTTCTACTTTCTTTAATTCTTTTGGGAAAGGTAGATTTTTCATATCCTTTTGTATCCTAGGAGGGAGTTCTTCAAGGATCTTTGGTAGATAATTCTTTTGCCAAATCTTTAATCTATCTATCATAATATAAGTTTTTATAATTGTTCATCATATTCTATATATGTTGGATGTTCTGAACTACCACTACGACTACCAGATGCATTAATAGACTCATTCCTATTATAATTTTTCATCTCCTCTGGATCATCTAACCAACGGTTTTGATTCAACCAAGTTGTTGGATTAGGAATAAATCTTTTATCCTGCCAACGTTCTGATTCCTTTTGCCTGTGAATAGCCACTCTAATATCTTTCCATCTGGGACGTTCCTTTGGAGGCTTGGAACATATCTTATTCCATTTGGTCAAAGCTTTGCCTTTATCAGTCTTCTTTGGATATATCTTCCAAAATTTATTAAATTGATTTGGTGTAATATAATTATTTAATTTGGTAGAATTTCCCAAATCGCTGAAAGAAGTATTAGTACTTAAAGCATTTATATTATTAGAACTTAAAGCATTTCCCTCATTACCTTCCACAGTGTGGGCATTTCCAGACTCTGGAAAACCCTGAGGGTGGAAGTAATCCTTGATAGTTGTGGTTTTCCAAATGAAATTAACCTTAATATAATGACCAACAACTCGGTTTCCTTCACCACGAGTTACAATATCTTCAATCAATTTAAGTTTTATTAGTCCCTTTTTAGCATTCCTTACTCTATCAGTTCCCCAGACTAATCCTTTAGCTACATAACCAGTGGTTGCCTTTGGTTGATTTGTCTTTTGCCATTTAGCAGTATAATAATAGAAGCAATATAATGATATTAGATCAGCTGGTTTTGGTTGAGATAAGAATGTATCTAATAATGGTTTTGATAATACAATCGGTTCTTCATCTACAGCATAAGAAATATTTGCTTTTTGGTTTTGAGGAGATTTTGTCCGTTTCATTACAGATAAGTATTAAATTAAAAAATCTAAGGGTTTCAGTAAGCCTGGCACCTACTCCCCTTAGATTATTCACTACAAACTAAAAACTACAAAATTTCGTTTTTTCGCTTGTATCCAGGCTATACAATTGAAATATGCCATAAAATTAATAATAAATATTGACATAACCAAATTTATTTTTTATTTATTGTAAATCAATTATTTAGTCCTTTCTATATCCATATATTCGTCAACTTCTTTTTGCCATATATCATAAGCCTTTTGTGAAGCTAACCATCTTTTAGCTATTTTATCTGGGAGTTCTATGATTTTTTCAGTTGGGTCACCTATATCAATTTCTGAAACTGAATAAGGATAACCAAATACCACATGAGAGTTTATACTTATTTTCATTTTATTATATTTTTAATTAAGTAATCTGCATCCGTTTGTTTCATTGCGCCAGGATCGTCATCAATATCTACCCGCCAAGCATCTACTCTTCTGAATTTTAATTCTCCAACCAGTTTGTTTGCTTGTATTATAGCTTGAGATTCTCTATCGAATACAACAGCAACCCGTTTAAACATTTGACCAATCAAACGAATTTGTTTATATGTATATTCAATCCCAAACGTGGCATATGAAAAATCACCAAATCGCCAAACATCTGTAATTCCTTCTACTATTATTCCAATATCTGTTAAGAAAGGAGTTTTTCCATATAGAATATCTTTATGAAAAATTAACTCTCTGTCCTTTGGGCAGGTTATATATTTCAAATGATGTCTATTGGTAATATCCCGTGTTTGAAAACTAACTTGCTTACCTTCCCAGAATATAGGAACTACAATACGAAATTTAAAATTAATGTTATCCAGGGAGCTGACTGGACCGGTTCCAAGTAATCCATATTTCTGTTCTAAATAATCGGGATCAAATCCACGATTAATAAGATAGTTTTTATGACGAGTTGATAATGGTTCTGTATTGCTGGGCAAACGATGAGCTTTCTTACGGATTTTGACTTTGGTTTCTTTTGTCGTGGGGATACCTACCTTGTATTGTCGAATTATATGTGTGGCTTCTTTTTCGGAGACTCTTAATAGTTTGCTAATAGTGGTAGTGGTTTTATGCCAGCCGCAGCGCCAGCAATAGTAGTGGTTACTTTCTATTTCCCAACCTAAGTGCATTCCTTCGTGTCCGGAACAGAATGGACAACCAGTGTTAACCCAGCCGTCCCGATAGTGTCGATGTTCTTCCGGGGCGTAAGGAATGCTAAAATCTTCGTATAGCTTTTGGAGGTTCATTCTTATAGTACTGATTGTATTTTTATTGTTCTTGATATAAAATAAAACAATATATTTCACCTTGTTCTCTTACTGAATATTGTATATCAATTATTAATACTTCTATTTGTTTACTTTCTTGTTCATAAAGCCAATTATTTATAATTGGTTCAATACCAGATTTACTGGCAGAAAGAATTGTAAATTTGATTGAGTTAATTAAAGTTTTTTTCATGATTTCTAAGTTTTATATTATTATACAAATTAAAAAATAAACGCTTGTACGTTATGGTTTTCTTATTCTTAATGGCAGTATTTTTATTCCACTAATAATTCCACTGCTTTATTTAGATAATCAAGAACTTTGTCAAATTCTTTGTACATTTTTAACTTATGGGATGCTTGTTTTAAAATTGATAAGGTAGAATTTCGTACTTGTTCAATTTCGTCGAAAGTTAAAGTTTCAATACTTTTGTATTGCCTACCTATATCTTTTATAACTACTATTTCATAATTGGATATAGCATGCACTCCAGAATCAGTAATAATTTGAACATCCACATTATTAATAATGTTTCTTGCTAATTGCTGTCTGTATTTTTCAGCAGCTTTGAAATCTTCTATTTCAAAAATAATTGAATGTAATACTGCCTTTTTTGGTCGGGATGCTTCGACTACATTTTTCGGGGTTAATTTTCCAAACTCCTTTTCAACCCTTTCAAATTCATTGACTGCTTTGTAAACATCTACTTTTTTTGCAAGGGATTCAATTTTCCATTGATAAACATTTTTTGTATTCATAATTAAAATTTTAAGTGATTATTAATAAATTTTTTTACCTGCCTTACCAAACCTTACCACACCTAACCCTACCTGACCGCACCTCACCAGACCTTACCAAACCCGGCCTCAACTGCCTTACCCCACCTTACCTCACCTTACCACACCTAACCCGATCCTATCACACCTCACCAGACTTCATCTGCCTTACCAAACCGTACCTGACCCCACCCTACCTTACCATACCTGACCCGACCTCACCTCACCCTATCAAACCTTACCTGCCCCTACCTAACCTAACCTCATCTGCCAAACCTCACCAAGCCAAAAAAGAACTTTATAATGTATTATACAAATTTTTTATTTAACCAGAAAACACTAATCTCAATTCCTGCATCACCCTTCTAATCCTACTCAATGTCCAGTTTTTACGATGAAACAATACTCGGGAAATATTATCCTGAGCAAGTTGAGGAGAAAGGTTATCAAACACCGTAGAATGAGATAAAACCATATTAGCAATCTCTTTAGCATCCACTCCCAGTGATTGCATTAACGGCGTGGATTCTACAGGACGATCAACTGTTCGGATATCTTCTACAGATTCAATATGCCCGTTTTGATGGTATTGTTTTCTCAGATAGTTTACTAAGTGAGAGGAGATACAGTGCCACATATAGGTGGTTATCTTTCCTTTCTTGGGATCATATGTTGCCAAAGCTTCTAAGTATGCTAGGGAGGCTTCCTGGAACAAATCATCCCATTCTTCTCCTGTGGAGTTGTGGAATGACCAGGCAATCTTACGAATCAAACTTATATTTGTTTCCAGTTGTCGGGGTTTGGGTTGGGTGGTTCGGTTCATTATTTAGAGTTTTAAATTATTATTCATATTCATTAATTAATTCTATTAACAAGGATCCTGTTTCAGTTATTTTTCCATCCAATACGGAATCTAATACTTTGCGTTTTTTATCAATCAATGTTGCAATACGTTCTTCTATGGTTTCATTGGCTAATAAGTAATATATATTAACTGAGTTCTTTTGTCCAATCCTATGAACGCGGTCTTCTGCTTGGGAAACTTCTCCGCTGGTCCATGGCAACTCAATAAAAGCTACATTGCTGGCAGCTGTAAGAGTTATACCAACTCCAGCAGCCTTTATGTTTCCAACAAATAAACGAACCGAAGAAAGTTTTTGAAACGAATCAACGGCTAATTGTCTATTCTTACCAGTAACTGATCCATCAACTTTGACTGCCACTTTTGGAAATCCTTTCATTATAGCTTCAACAACGAATTTATGAGTAGCAAACACTACCAACTTTTCATCTGATTCTAAGAATGTATGAATCCAATTAATGCAATGTTGTAATTTACCACGGACAGCTAATTGTTTCAGCCCTTCAATTTCAGCCAATGCTTGAGCGTTACTTGCCCTAGCAGCAGCCTCCTTGCCTTTATACTGTTTTACAAACGAAATAAAATTACGTTCTGCATATTGATAATCCTTTATATTATCTAATTCAATAGGAACATATGACCGTACCTTATTAGGTAGATCAGGTAGAACATCTTTCTTTAAGCGACGGAGCATAATAGTATTAGTAAGTTTATAATTCAATTCCTCAGTATTACTTGCTCCTGAAACATCCCAACCAAAACCATTATACTTACGGGCACAATACCGAGCAGTATAATCCCATTGACTAGGAAATACAGTACGATCAATGATATTAATAGCATTGTAGATTTCAATAGGACGGTTAACAATAGGTGTACCACTAAGACCAATAACGTGAGGAATATATTTTCCTAATTTCTTAACGGCTTTGGTTCGTTTTGCCTGACTATTTTTCGTATAATGTATTTCGTCCAGAATCATTACTTGTGGTTTCATTTTCTTTATTTTATCAACCCAAGCAGACAAAATATCATAATTGATTATGACAATGTCAATATAATTTGCTGATAAAGGAAATGGAGTGGTGCCTGATAGTATTTTGACGGTACCTGGATTACTCATCCACATATTAATCTCCCTTTCCCAATTAAGTTTCAAAGAAGCTGGTACTACAATAATAATAGGAGTTAATTCAGGATGCAGTTGTAACCAAGCTAATGTTTGTATGGTCTTCCCCAAACCCATTTCATCTCCAATTAAGGCCCTACCACATTTAGCTTCTAAAAAGCCAACACCTTTTTCTTGAAAAGGATATAGTGAGCCCTTTAATCCAGGCACGTCAATCTTTTCCACTTCGTTGACATGGACTTTGCTTTTCTGGAGGAAAGACAGGAGTTGGGTATCAATTTGGAAACCCCAATCCTGTAACATTTCAACAGCATCAATACTTAGAGGACAAGACCAAAACTTTCCATCTGAGTGATATTGTCTGGCAGGTAGAGTTCTCACCTTATCTAAGTCATCATAGGAGAAAGGAAATGTGACTTTGATTTTTGGTTGTTGAGAATTTCCTATGGTTGTTAATATGGCGGAGCGGGATTTCATGACTTTGATTTTTTAGTTTGTAATAGTAAATAATGTAGTGGCTTTGGTTGGATTCGAACCAACACCCTTCCGGGTTCCTGGCCTCTCACTGGGCTATCATCCAATGGAGCTAAGCCGTGAAAAAGAACCAGCACCAGAGCTGTCAACGATAAATATGAAAAATCGTTTCCACGAATGGAACTCTGATGCTGGATTTGTTTTTTGAAGTAAATCATATTTAGAACTTTTTGACATCCGAAAGATAAATATAATTTTATTAATAAACAAGCTTTTTTTAATAAATTTTTAAAAATAATTTTTAATAGGGTATAAGTATTTGTAAATCAATGAGTTAAAAAATAAATAAAATTAAATTTGGGGATAAGAAATATTTTTTTTATTATTATATCGTTAATAAAACATTGATTTTATGATTCGCACCCGATTTTCAAACGGTAAAAAATCATTAGTAAGGACAAAAAAGCCAGTAAAGTGGAATAAGGATCGTACTCAACAAGCTTTTGATTATGCTTTCCTAGGGGCTACTGATAACCAAATAGCAGAATTAATGGATGTAAGTAGTCAAACCATTGAATATTGGAAACGTACAAAGCCTGAATTCAGACGAATGCTGGATAAAGGTAGGCGACAAGCTAATGCAAGAGTAGCAAGATCACTTTATGAATTAGCAGTGGGATATAGTCATCCTGATACTGTTATATTATCAAATCGGATAAAAAAATATGATGAAAATGGAAGAGTAGTAGAGGAGCATACAGAACCTTTATTAGTTCCAATAATAAAATATTACAAACCTGATGCCTGGGCTGCTTTCAAGATATTAACAATCAAGGAAAGAATTCTCTGGGCAGACATCCAAAAAACAGAACTTACTAGCAATATAAATCTGAATATAAAGAAAATAGACTTTACAGCATTTTCTGATAAGGAGTTAAGATCGTTGAGAGATATGGGAATGAAACAATTACAAATATTACAAGATGGAAGTAGAAGTAATTGATAAATCAACATATACCAGAACAAAACTTACCAAAGCCCAGACAGTAGAGGAAGGACTTAAAAATCCTTTAAAGGCACAAAGGGAACTTAATAATCGTCATCTATTTGAATTTCTTAAATACTTCTGGTCAGAGGTAAGTAATGATGAATTTAAAAGTAATTGGCATATTGAAGAAGTATTATGTCCGGAGTTGGAAAAAATAGCTTATCGGGTATCTAAAAAATTACCAAAAGAATATGATCTGATATTCAATGTTCCTCCAGGTAGTACTAAGACAATAATATGTAGTATAATGTTTCCAGCTTGGTGTTGGACTCAATGGTATTGGATGAGGTTTATTACAGCATCATATTCAGCAGACTTGGCATTAGAATCAGCGGAGTATAGTAGGGATCTGATAAGGAGTGAAAAGTTTAAGGAAATTTACCCTGAATTAGATATTAAAACTGATAAAGACGCCAAAGGAAACTTTAAGATCGTTAAAAAAGAGCAGGTATTTCCAGGGCAGTTGCCTCGTTTACACCAAGGCGGTAATCGGTTTAGTACATCAGTAGGAGGAACATCAACAGGCTTCCATGCGCATATTATTATATGGGATGATTTATTGAATCCAAAACAAGCTGCTAGTGAAGTGGAATTGATGAATGCTAACCAGTTTTTAAGCCAAACATTATCTACTAGAAAAACTGATAAGAAGGTAACTGCTGTGATAGGTATTATGCAGCGATTAGCCCAGAATGATCCTACAGGGTTTTTATTGGATAGAAAAAAAGGTATTGTTAGGTTAATATCATTACCTGGAGAGATAAGAAATTACAAGGAGCAAGTTCACCCAAAAGAATTAATTAAATATTATAAAGATGATTTATTGGATTCGGTGCGTTTAGGATGGAGTGTTTTAGCAGAAATGAAAGCTGAACTTGGTCAATATGGATATGCTGGACAGATTGGACAGAAACCAACTCCACCAGGAGGAGGAATGTTCAAGGTGGATCATTTCCAAATGTTGACTAGGGCTCCTCATCCAAATAATATTACACATACAGTTAGATATTGGGATAAAGCAGGGTCAGAAGGTAAAGGTGCATTCACGGTTGGTGTAAAGATGTGTAAGTTAGTGAATAATACATATGTGGTAATGGATGTGAAGCGTGGACAGTGGGCTACGGAGCAGAGGGAAGCTATTATAAGACAAACAGCAGACGCTGATGGAAGAACGACAGAAATTGGCGTGGAACAAGAACCCGGATCTGGTGGAAAAGAAAGTGCAGAAGCAACCATCCGTCGTTTGGCCGGGTTTAGCTGTTTCTCGGATCGTCCTACAGGGGATAAAGCATTCCGGGCTGATCCTTATTCAGTACAGGTTAATAATGGTAATGTATTATTGTTAGTAGCAGATTGGAATCATAAATACGTGGATGAGTTAAGGAATTTTCCATTCTCCACGTTTAAGGATCAAACGGATTCCTCATCTGGGGCTTTTAATAGGTTGACTAAAAAGAAAATAGCTAGGAGGGTAATATGAAACAAGATATTATTAGCGGAGTAACTTTATTGATTTTTAGTAGACGGCGTCATCGGATTGATATATATGGAAGGTTAATGATTTATGAAATATATTTAAACTAATAAATATAAAACATGGCAACAAAAATTGGAACACCAAAAAAAGACGGTTCAGGACGTGGACAAAGAGCCAATCAAGGTAGAGGGGGTTGTGATCCGACTAGAGGAACAGGCAAAGGACAAGCTAGTCCTCCTCCGGCAAGACGAAGAAATCAAAACAAATAAAAAATAACAATAAATGGCAAACAGTAGAGATAGTTCAGTATATAGGGAATATGTGACGGTAAACGAGGAACCAAGTGGAGATGGTTATTTTACCAACTCGGTGAGTATACGTAATGAAGACCTAACTCATATCTTTTTCTCAATACGAGAAACAGGAGTAGGAGCAGGAGTAATGATAGTGACTTTACAGTTTAAATGTACGGGAGATGATGTATGGACTGATTATGATACTTACAATGAGGTATGTCGTAAGGTAATTGAAGGAGGAGGAGCTGGAACACAATGGAGAGCTGGAGTGAAGGCGGATGCTTCGAGTGGGGTAGCAACACAGAATTATACTTCAGGAGAATTTACATTTGGGTTTGATTGGTGATGATTAAACGTAAACCATTAATACGAAATGTAACGAGGAACGTGGTACAGGATATAGTTACAACAGTAATTAATCCACACGGAGTTCCTGGAGATGCAATCTTAACAAAAGGTGGGGAGCCAATATTAACTAAGGATGGAAAGTTTATATTAACTAAATAAAATAAGGAGATATGAAAAAAATATTATTAATATTATTGTTAATTGCCAGTGGGGTGGTTTTGTATGGACAAAAGATAGAAGACCTTACTAGAGCAACAACAGCTACTAAAACGGATTTATTAATTATTGACCAGTCAGATGCTACTAAGGGAATAGCTATACAACACTTGTTTAGTGGTGATAGTTTATTTTTACCTGATTTAGCAACATCAGAAACAAAAGTATTATCACCTACCTCAACAGGAGGGATAAAGTCCATAGACGTTTCTGAAATTACTTGGGATACTTTAACAGCGAATGTGTTTGAATCGAATGGTACATATAATGGTTATCAATCAGACGGAACAACCTCTCTATATTATCACGAAGATAATATTTCAGCATTTGAAGTATCACCAGGAGGATCGGGAGCGGAATTAATAGCTACAACAGTAAGTACATTAGGGGGATATAGTTTGAATGTTAATACTGAAAAATTGTACTACACAACTCATATAGAGGATGACTGGGATGGAGCGACTGATATAATCTTAACTGTTTATTGGGAAGTGAACGAAGCATCGTCTGCGGATGGAACCGTGGATTTACAATTAATCTGTTATTATAAGGGGAATCATGAAGTATCTACAAAAACTCAAACCTTAGAAGTTGCACATACAATAACAGATAATAAAGCTCAATACACTCAACATGAAACTATTTTTACAATTAACTGGGATGAGACGAGTAATGTAGTAGAAGTAAATGATATAATGAGTCTGATTTTGAATCTCGAAACTGACACGTCGGAATGCGATGATATTATAATTAATTATGCAGATTGGGTTTATTCAACTACAAAACCAGCAAGGGAAACTAATTGATTATGAAACGATTAATAATAAAGGACTTAAAGACAATAGCATATTTCAATCGTATTGTAAAAAACTATTTAAAGATGAAGCATATCCGGGATATAATAACAAAAAATTAATGGTAAAAAAATGAACACACCTGTCACACATGATCAAATAATAGGAATGTTGGATTTGCAACAACAGACAATTTTGCAATATCAAAAAGATATGACAAGTGCAATAAATGCAAGGACAATATCGGAAATAGACAGGGTGGCAGAAAAAATGGATGTTATGATAAAAAGGCAGGATGTAGCAAATGGAACGATGGCGGAAAACAAAAAGACAACTGAAAGAGTTAACAGGATAAGCCGCAATGTAAAATGGTATGTTATCGGACTATTTGGATTTTGCTATTCAGTTGCTTGGATTTATGATAGAATTGATTTGATACAATTATTCACATTAATATTTAAGAAGTTATGAATTGTGCAAAATGTGGTTATCCATTGGATACAGGATTAAAATGTTGGGGTTGTGGAGCTCAATATAAACTTATTGAGGAATCAAAAACAACTGAATTTATAAATTATCCTATCGCTTTACCAACGACTGGGGATGATAATTATCCGAAAAAAGAAGATATAGAATGGGAATATTAATTTAAAAAATTATAAGATTATGAAATTTTCACAAAGGAATTACATGCAACCAACTCCAAGAAATTGGAGAAAACTAGGAGACGCTGTTTTAAGTGTTTCATTATTCATTACGGCAGCAGCAATAGCAAAAGATATTGATGTACTTGGTTACATTAGCTTGGGACTTGGAGGGATAGGTAAATTTTTAACTAACTTTTTTGCAGAATAAAGATGCCAAATTTTAGCAAGTCATCAAAAAGTAAATTAGAATCTTGTGATCCTGAATTACAGATATTGTTTAATTATGTGATTAAGTATTTTGATTGTAAAGTAATTTACGGTTACAGAACAAAGAAAGCACAAAATGCAGCTTTTGCTGGTGGGTTCTCAAAAGTCAAGTATCCAAATTCAAAGCATAATAAAACACCTTCACAGGCAGTGGATGTTATACCATATCCTATACAATGGAAGAATATAGATAGGATGAGATACTTTATAGGATTTGTAAAAGGGATTGCCCGAATGTTAAAAGATTATGGAGCAATGGAGAAAGAAATAATAACCGGTATTGACTGGGACAATGATACAGTTTTGACAGATCAGCGTTTTAATGATTTTCCACATTTTCAAATTAAATGATTATACTATTAAAGTACTATGGAACGGACTAAACTTAATAAAGGAACTGAGATACAAACCTTACAAGATAGGTTAACTATGATGAGTCAGTTAGTTGGTAGGGCTCAGTTGGCTGCTAAGTTAGGACAGCAATACGGAACGGATAGGAATATATACGAGGCGTTAGGGTATACAACGAATATAACCTACGCGGATTATGCCAGTAGGTATTTGCGTCAGGATATTGCTAGAGCGATAATTGATCGTCCTGTGAAGGTTACTTGGCAGGGAGATTTGGAAATAATTGAATCCGATGACGAAAAGGAAACAACCTTACAAAAGGATTGGGTTGAATTAAGGGATAGATTAAAATTAAAATCACAGTTTTCAAGGTTGGATAAACTTACTGGTATTGGTGAGTTCGGAATATTGTTATTAGGGTTGAGTGATGTTAAGAAACGGGATGATTTTGCTTTGCCTGTATTGGCAGGAAATGAAAAGAAGTTATTATATGTAAAATCATTCTCACAAGGAGATGTAGAGATAACAAAGTGGGAAACTTTGGCTAAGAATCCTAGATATGGATTACCTACGGAATATACAATTACGATAACTAATCCTGCTGGAGGGGAAGTCCCTGTAAGAATCCATCATAGTAGGGTGTTACATGTAACGGATGAAAAGTTGGAATCAGACATTAAGGGTTTACCACGTTTAGAAGCTGTATATAATCGTTTGATGGATCTGGAAAAGTTAGTCGGAGGGGATGCTGAAATGTTTTGGCGAGGAGCTCGTCCTGGTTATCAAGGTAAGTTGGATAAAGATTTTACAATGACCACAGATACCGAGGATGATTTGAAGGATCAAATTGACGAGTATGAAAATAATCTACGGCGTATATTAATTATGGAAGGAGTTGATTTACAATCTTTGGCACAACAAGTATCAGATCCATCGGGTCATGTAGATGTTCAACTGCAAATGATTTCAGCAGTGACGGGAATACCGAAACGGATATTAACAGGGTCGGAACGTGGAGAATTATCAAGTACGCAGGATCGTACTGAATGGTTGTCGTTCGTAAAGGGTCGTAGAGAGGAATTCGCTGAACCAAATATAGTACGACCATTTGTTGATCGTTGTATTGAGTATAAGATATTACCAGAGCCAAAGGAAAAATATGATGTTCAATGGCAGGATTTATTTGCCCAGAGTGAGAAGGAAAAGGTTGATATTGGAAAATCACGTTCAGAAGCTTTGAGTAAATATGCTGCATCACCAATGGCGGAAATGACAATTCCTCCTGATGAGTTTTTGAAATATTTCTTAGGATTAGAAAAAGAACAGATTGATCAGATTATGGAAGCCCGTGAGGCAGTAGTAAAAGAGGAGGAAGAAAAGATGTTAACTCCTGAGGAGGAGGAATTAGAAAGGCAGAGGTTAGAAAAGGAAAAAATTGAGGAATAATATATTGTTTAATTAAGACAAATAGAAGTTATGGCACAAATAGTAGGGAAAGAAATTGGAAAGAAAATCCTTGAGCTTTTTGGGGTTAAAGATTCTAAGATTATAGAAGCTCATATTCACATTATGAAAGATAATTTTATTACGATTGATATAAAACGTTACGCAACCCGGGAAAATGGTGATTTTATTTTAACAGAGGATGAACAAAGTATAAAAAAAGAATTAAAGAAATATCACTTGGTAGAAGTTGAGGAAGAGAAAAGACCGGAATTTGAACCGGATTATTATATGGAGGATGGATCAAAAGTGAAATGATAGAAACATTAATATATACACATCCTACAGGGATTCAGGTTAACAATTATGATCCTACGAGGACCACAGTGTTGAGAAACGCTTTTGCCAAGGATATGCGAAAACGATTCCGGGAATTAACACATGTTATCTGGCAAGCAATAGTTGAAGAGGATTGTTTTGGGTTGAAAGCTGGTTTCTATCAGATGACTCCTCCAGGTAGGCAGATGTTTACTTTTCCACGTTCAGCAGATAAAGTATCGGCATTTATGGAGTGGTTAAATCGTCAAGTGGAAAGAGGAATTTTGGAGGTAGGGGAATTTCAACAAATAGGAGTAGGAGTAGAAGGGGCTTGGACGAATAAGTATATTCAGGATAGTTACAAAAGAGGAGTAATAAGAGCGAGATATGAATTGAAGAAGGCTGGGTTTGATGTTCCAACTATTGATCAAACAGGAGGTATAGAAATAAGCATGTCTACGCCGTTTCATATAGATCGGGTAGGGTTATTATACTCAAGGACGTTCAGTGGCTTAAAAGGCATTACAACGGCTATGGACACTCAGATAAGTAGGGTTTTGGCTCAGGGAATGGCAGATGGAGATAATCCAAGGTTGTTAGCTCGGAAATTAGTTAGTACGATTAATGGAACAGGAATGGGGAAATTAGCGATTACTGATACGTTGGGTAGATTTATTCCAGCTGCACGGAGAGCGGAAATGTTGGCAAGGACTGAGATTATAAGGGCTCATCATAATGCAACAATTCAGGAATATAGAAATTGGGCAGTTGAAGGAGTTAAAGTGAAAGCAGAGTTTGTAACGGCTGGAGATGATAGGGTTTGTGATCGGTGTGCTGCTTTGGAACGTGAGGTATTTACATTGGATAGGATTGAAGGGATGATACCTTTGCACCCAAATTGTAGATGTTGTGCGATCCCATTTAAGGGAAGAACGGAAGACTTACCTCCTGAACAGGAGATAATAAGGAATCAAAGTTATACCGAAGGTGGTAATACTTATAAGTATGCTAATTTAACGAATACTGAACGAGCTGCTGTTGTTGAATATGGAAAAGGTATATATGGGAGTGATGTTGGGGGATTTTCAACCATACAAAATTATTTGAGGGAAGGTACTATTTCCTCAGCAATAAAAAAAGCAGGAGGGACGTTAGAAAAAGTTCAACGGTATGTTACTAATATTAATTCAGCAATAAACAAATCAGTAGTGACTGAAGAAGGAGTGGTTTATAGAGGGATTCGTAACTCAGCGGAGACGTTTGGTATTCAAAATCCTGCTGATTTAAAGGTAGGATTAAGATATACAGATAAGGCATTTTCAAGCACTTCAAGTTTTAGAAGTGTCTCAGAAAGCTTTGCCCAAAAATTGAATAAGTGGGATGATCCGAGAATTCTTAGAATAGTTTTAAAACCAAATCAAAGAGCATTACCAGTAACGATGCTCAAAATATCAGGAGCAGTTTTTGAAAAAGAAGTATTATTACCTGCTGGATTAAGGTTTGAAGTAACAAAAATATCTGGAAAGTATATTGATCTTAAAATCATAGGAGGATAAATAAAATGCCATGGTCAACAGCAGATGTAGATAGTCATAAACGAGGGTTAACAGCCGCTCAGAAACGACAGTGGGTTAGAATAGCTAATTCAGTATTAGCAAAATGTATTAAAGACGGAGGAACAGATCGAACATGTGCACCAAAGGCAATAAGACAGGCAAATGGAGTGGTAGGACATCATGAAGCAAATATAAATGATATGATACAATTATATATACAAACAAATAGTGATTATGTAATTCGTTCGGAAATATATGAAGATCGTTCATATATTGTAGTGCCAGTAGTAATGATGGTTGAGGGAGTGCATAATGGATCTCAAGGTCCATTATTACATTTAGCAGAGGATTTGGGGAAGTTTCCTGAATCTTGGAATGGTATTCCAGTGACAATAGAGCACCCGATGGTGGATGATGAGAATGTTTCAGCTAATTCTCCAAAAGTGTTAACAAAAGAAAAAGTTGGACGTATTTTTAATACGCATATGGATGGAGATAAATTAAAAGCAGAAGTTTGGTTGGATGAGAAGCGATTACAGGAGCAGAGTGAAATAGCTTTACAGGCTGTCCGAGAACAGAAGGAATTGCAGGTGAGTGTTGGAGTATTTACAGATGAAGAAAACGTGTCAGGAATTTGGCACGGAGAATCATATGAATCAATAGCCAGAAATCACAGACCAGATCACTTGGCTCTCTTGCCCGGCGGGACAGGTGCTTGTTCTTGGGAGGATGGTTGTGGAATCAGAGTTAATAAGAAAGGAGGTAACGATGTGAAAAAAGCAGAATTGGATTTACACCAAGTAACGATGTACAATTTGCAAAATACCGTGGTTGATCATATTACAGATAACGAGAATGGTTATCGTGAGAAATTACAATTGGTACAAACAGAATTGGACAAGAACGATACGCAAGTTAAGTATCATTACTTGGTTGAACTGTATGACAATAAACTCGTTTACGAGGTGCGTATGCAGGGAGAGAGTACAACATATCACCAACAAAATTATACCATGTCTGGGAATGATGAGGTGTTGTTTACTGGTGATCCTGTTGAAGTGCAACGAGAGGTTAATTTCATTGCATTGGAGGAAAAGATTCTTCCAAAGAGAACAAAATTTTCTAGTAATAACAAAAACCTAAAGAAGGAGGTTAAAACAATGAGTGAATTGAAAAAAGCTCCTTGTCCTGATAGGGTGGATGAGTTAATTGCACATGCGTTAACTAAGTACACCGAGGAAGACAAAGAGTGGTTACTGACTCAGGAAGCAGAGAACGTTGAAAAGATGTTCCCTAAAGAGTTAGAGAAAAAAGAAACTCCTCAGTTAAATGAGGATGAGAAAAAACAGGTAATTGAGGATTATAAAAAGACTCAACCAACTGTAGATCCAGAAGTGCAAGCGTACGGCCAAAAGAAGTACGATGCAGATCGTGAAAAAATGAGCAAAAGTATTCTAACGAATACTGAAGACGGTACATGGATAGAAGATGATTTTAAAGAAATGAAAATGGATACACTTGAAAAGGTATATAAGTCTACATTGAAAGATGGGACTGATTTTTCACCACTTGGAATTCATTCTAGTAAGATTAATGATAATGAACAAAAACCTTTGCTTCCCGCTGGAATTAAGCCAGAAGAAAATAAGGAAAACAAATAATGAAAGGAGGTAAAATAAAATGACACCAAAAACAATCAAAATTAAAAAATATTCAGATGTAATTGAAGAATATACCGCAACAGCGGTTGCAATTACTCCGGGTATGTTACTGGAAATGGCTAGTGCAACAACTGTGCAGGCACATAGTACAGCAGAAGGCAATGCGTTACCAATGTTTGCCCTAGAGGATGAACTACAGGGAAAAGAAATTACAGATAATTATGCTGTGAGTTCTAAGATTCAATGTTGGATTCCGTATAGGGGAGATATTGTATATGCTATCATAGAAGATGGAACTGATATTGCAGTTGGTGATTTTTTAGAAAGTAGTGATACCCCTGGATTTTTACAGAAGCATGTAGCTGATAAAGGTTCTTGGGCAGGCCCATCAGCAGAAGGATCAATTACAGTTTATCCAAATGCTATTGTAGGTCAGGCATTGGAAGCAGTAGCAGCAGGAGCGGATTCCAGTTTGAATTCAAGTGTTGCCCCGCTTGGTTTAGGTAAGAGAATCAAAGTAAGAATAATTTAAAAAGAGAAAGGAGGTAAAACAGATGAAAACAAATGTAGATTTTGTAGGACGAGACGGTGGTCAAGGTGCTATCGCTAATTATATGGCAGAACAAGGTAAGTTGGATCCAGGATCATTACGACCATTTATTGGTGATGATGGGAAAACATATGTAACAATTTATAAGGGAGGTGATCTTAATAAGCCGAGTAATTATCAAACCAGTCCAATTTTAACTAACGGAACCCTTCGTAGGGACGAGTGGAAACAACTGGATGAAGCAATTCTGGAAATTTCTCGGCAACGTTTAGGTGGTGTTCAGGATTTGATTGATAATGGTTTGGTTTATACATTAGGTAATGCGATGGGTACTACGGTACTTGAATATCATGATGTAAGTGATGCAATGGAGGCTGATTTAACAATGGATGGGGTGACTCGTTCAAAAGGAGATCGACCGAAATATGGAACCAATTATCTGCCAATTCCGATTATACATGTTGATTATGAGATCAATTCTCGTGTATTAGCAGCAAGTCGGAGTTTAGGTAATCCGTTAGATGCAACTTCCGCTGAAAGAGCAGCCCGTAAGGTAAATGAAAAATTGGAAACAATGTTGTTTACCAATACGAGTTATACTTATGGTGGAGGAACTGTAAATAGTTATTTGAGTGATTCAAATGTAAATGGGGTGACATTAAGTAATTATGGTAACTGGGATGATTCCAGTACAAGTGCTGCTAAGATCATTAAGAGTGTAATGGCAATGAAGCAAGCGAGTATTGATGCTTATCATTATGGTCCTTGGATGTTATATATTCCAACCAATTACGAAACAGCAATTGATTTGGATTATGATGCTCAAACACCTGGGACAACTATTAGGGAAAGAATCCTGAAAATTGCTAATATCAAGGGTATAAAGGTAGTTGATACATTACCAGCTGATAAGGTGTTGTTAGTTCAGATGACAAGTGATGTGGTACGGTTAGTACGTGGTATGGGAATTACCAACGTACAATGGCAAACTGAAGGTAAATTTATTACCAAATATAAAGTTTTGACTATTCAAGTGCCACAGATACGTAGTGATCAGGATGGACATAGTGGAATTACTCTTATGGCATAGTTAAGGTATTCACTAATCAAGTGAATTTTTATTAATTTTTTTAAACAATTAATTATGGAACGTACAAAGAAGAAAGATGATGAATTAATTAGGTGGAAAAAAACTGGTGGTGGTAGTTTTCGTATGAAGAATCGAATAATTAAACCAGGCCAAGTATTTTCTGCTCGATTATCAGAAATACCAGATGCATTCAGGCATATTATTATCCCTTTAGATAAGTTACCAGAAGATGTTGATGATACGTTAAAATCAATAGATAATGAATATAGCATACAACATCGTAGTGGAAAGTGGTATGATGTAGTTGATGGAAATAAAAAGGTTATCAATGAAAAAGCCATGTCTCGGGAAAAAGCGTTGGAATTGATTAAGAGTCTAGTATAAGATGTAATGGGATGGAACGTACCAAGGATGTGGGAAGGAGGTGAATGCTGGATTATAGGTGGGGGACCTTCTGTACCGAAACAGTTTGGTGTACCAAATACTATAATTCAACAGGTTCTTTCTAGAGAATTGGAACCAAGTGCTTATTCCAAGTATTTAGAACCGATTCATAAAAAACATGTAATTGGTATTAATTCTGCATTTTTATTGGGCGACTGGATTGACATGGTATTTTTTGGGGATAAACGTTGGTATCTTGAATATAGGAAACAATTAGCTAAGTTTCCGGGATTAAAAGTAACATGTTGTCCAAGTTTAGCAGGAGACAAACATGATATTGAAAAAGTTAAGTATTTACAAAGAGATAAACGACATGGAAAAGGGATTAGTTTTAATTCAGGAATGGTGTGTTGGAATGGAAATAGTGGAGCGGCAGCAATTAGTGTTGCAGTACATACAGGAGTAGATAGAATTATATTACTTGGTTTTGATATGAAGTTAGATGAAAATAATAAGCAACATTGGCATGGATTATATGGAACAGCAAATAGAGAGGTAATCAATAAAAAAGGGCTTCCTTTTTCTAGGCATCTACTTGGATTTAAGGAAATACATAGAGATTCGTTGATAAAAGGAGTTGATATTTTGAATGCTTGTCCGGATAGTATGATTACTCAATTTAAAAAGGTGAAGGTGGAGGATGTTTTATAATGAAGAAAACAACCGTTATATGCGTTTTAAAGACAGGAGGGGATTTTGATAGTACATATGTAAGGAAATTACAAAATGCTGTTAAACGCCATTTAAATCTATTGTATGAGTTTATTTGCCTAACTGATGATCCTACAATTGATTTTTGTAAAACAATTCCATTAAAACATAATTGGAAAAGTTGGTGGAGTAAGATTGAGTTGTTTCGCCCGGATTTGGATTTAGGAATGTGTTTATATTTTGATTTGGATGTGGTAATGTTAAAGAATATTGATATTTTATTTGCTCAGAAACAAAGCTTTATTGGTTTACAGCCTTTTAATCCTTTAAAACGAGACAATCCATATCTAATTAACTCAAGCATTATGAAGTGGCAATCTGCTGGAGAGTTTAATTATATATATGAACAATTCCAGATGAAAGAGGTTGGCGAGAAATTTAGAGGTGATCAGGATTATATAGGAAATCAATTAGTGAAAAAGAATAAAGAAATCACCCATTGGCAATCATTAGTTGATGGTATTTATAGTTATAAAAGACATTGTTTAGGAGGATTACCAAAGGATGCAAGGATTGTTTGTTTTCATGGACGTCCGAGACCTTGTAATATTGTTGAAAAATGGGTAGAAGAAAACTGGATATGAAAATATTGATACAATTTCCAACACGAGAACGACCAGACAAATTTAAGAAATATTTGTTTCGTTATATGGAATTATTGGAGAATAAAGAAAATTATGAGTTTCATATAAGTTGTGATACGGATGATTTGAGTATGAATAATGACAAGATAAAAACACTTGTTTCGTTTTTCTCCCATGTATCAATTGATTTTAATAAGAATTATTCAAAAATACAAGCATACAATGCTGGAGTAACAGAAAGAGATTGGGATATAGTAATAGCGGCAAGCGATGATATGTGGCCTTTGGTTAATAGATATGATAACATAATTAGGGAAGTATCCAAAAAGCATTTTCCTAACTTTGATGGGGTCTTACATTTCAATGATGGTCGTTCTGGAAATAAGTTAAATACATTACCTATTATAGGAAGGAAATATTATGATAGGTTTGGGTATATTTATTATCCAGGATATAAATCATTTTGTTGTGATAATGAGGCTGATGAAATTTCTAAGGAATTGAATAAGAAAATCTATATAGATCAAATACTCATTGAACATAGAGTACCAAAATTAAGAGAGGCTGACCAGTTACGAAAAAGGAATCATGAATATTTCCAGGAAGATAGGAATGTATATCATAATAGGAAGAGAAGAAGGTTGGATAAAGTGAAAGCAGAAAAGAAAATCATATCATTTTCATTATATGGAGACGATACAAAATATATACTAGGGGCAATTGAAAATGTAAAGTTACAGCCGAAGATTTATCCGGGCTGGATATGTAGATTCTATATACATCAACAGACAGTACCTAAGAAAATTGTAGATGAATTAAAACGTCTTGGATGTGAAATTGTATTTAAGCAGTCTAATTTTGGGATTAAACAAAGATGTGAGGGTATGTTTTGGAGATATGAAGTATTAAGCGATAGAAGCATTGAAAGATGTATTGTGAGAGATACGGACAGTCGATTATCAGAAAGGGAAAAGATTTGTGTTGATGAATGGGTAGAAAGTGGGAAAGAATTTCATATTATACGAGATCACAGACATCATGGCAATAGGATAATGGGGGGTATGTGGGGAATTACTGAGAATGGTATAGATAAAATACATTATAGAAAGGCAATTAAAACATTTAGGCAGCATAATAAAGAAGCGAAACAAAGAGGGAAAGATCAAGCATTTCTAGCCCAAATGATTTACCCATTAATTAAGAATGATGTTTGTATTCATGATGATTATCATTTTTTCAAGGATGAAATAGTGAGAGGGATTTCACATAAGAAAGTAAATAATGAATTTATAGGAGAAATTATACATGTCTAAAATAGCACTTATAACAGGAATTACAGGTCAGGATGGATCATATCTTGCTGAATTTTTGTTAAAAAAAGGATATGAAGTTCATGGGTTGGTACGTAGAACTTCTCAAGATAATCATCTTAACATACGGCATTTTGAAAAGTTTATTGAATTACATTTTGGGGATATGACAGATTCAGTGAGTATTAATAATATTATTACAAAAGTGATGCCAGATGAAATCTATAATTTTGCAGCTATGAGCCATGTTAGAGTTTCATATGATTCTCCAGTTTCTACATTTGATATTAATACTTTAGGGTTTTTAAGAATTGCAGATACAATAAGAAGAATAAAGCCAGACACCAAATTATACCAGGCTTGTTCTTCTGAAATGTTTGGAAAAGTGTTAGAAATGCCACAGACGGAAAAGACTCCATTCTATCCTCGATCTCCGTATGGTGCAAGTAAAGCTGCAGCATGTTATGTAGGACGTACCTACCGGGAAGGATATGGATTGAATATTTATAATGGTATTTTATTCAACCATGAAAGTCCAAGAAGAGGAAATACTTTTTTAAGTAAGAAAGTGGTGAAGGCAGCAGTAAGAATAAAAAGAGGATTACAAAAGAAATTGATACTTGGTAATCTTGAAGCCAAGCGGGATTGGGGGTATGCTAAAGAATATGTGGAATGGATTTATAAAATAGTTCAAAGCAAACCTGATGACTATCTTATCTGTACTGGTGAGATTCATTCAGTCAAAGAATGGGTGGAACTGACTTTTGATCTGTTAGGAATGGACTTCAGAAAGTATGTTGAATTTGATGAAGATTTGAAAAGACCAGCTGAAGTGGATATTTTATTAGGGGATTATTCAAAATTGAAGCGGGAATTAGGGTTTGTTCCCAAGGTAAAATTTAAGGATTTGGTAAAAATAATGGTAGATCATGAAACACGAGGATAATAGAAGAACTCTTGTGGAATTTGGAAATAATGGGGTTTGGAAACTTTGTAAGGTACTTATGATTAAGCAGGATTGTGTTTTAGGAAAACATTATCATAAAGAAAAGGTAGAATCCTTTTTACTCGTAAAAGGAGAAGGAAAGATTAAGTTAGGAGGAGATTTAATGAAGGATATGGAGGTATTGACAGAATATTTTGTACCAAAAAATATATCGCATGAATTTTTGTTAAGGAAAGATTCTATATTAATTGGATTATGTTCCAAAGAATTTAATATACAAGATGATTACAAATGATAAAAGGACAAATAAATAGAGGATCAATACTTGGTGAGAAAGTTTATAATCTTGCTAAAAGGAACGATGTAAACACCATTGTTGATATAGGTACATTTAACGGTATGGGGTCAACTAAATGTATTTATGATGCGGTAAAGGGGACTGAAAAGTTAGTTTATTCATTGGAATGTAATAAAGATAGATGGGAGGAAGCAAAGAGGAATTTAGGAAAATTACCTAAGAATTTCAATTTAATACATGGAACTATTGTAGATTCAAATGAATTGATTTCAATATTAGAGAATTTAAAGAATGAAATATTTAAGGATTGGTTAAGGGCAGATTTAGCTTGGCTTGAATCAACCCCAAATGTTTTAAATCAGTTACCAGAAAAAATTGATTTATGTATTATTGATGGAGGAGAATTTTCAGGGCATAAAGAATTTTTAAAATTATGGCAAAGATGCAGATTTATTGTACTTGATGACACATTAACAAATAAACATAGTGAATCAAGGAAATTTATATTAGATAGACTTGGAAAGTTTACTATTTTGAGTGATAATTTAAAAGAACGAAATGGTTTCTTAATTTGTGAATATCATGTTAGATTATATAAACGGAAATAAGTTTTCAGAGATATCTCATATTGTAGGAGGATTTTCACCGGCTGATTTTAACCCTCCAAAAATTGATTTTAGTCTGTTAAAGGATGCAATTATATTTTGGAAAACAGATTATTTGGATTATTTGTTTACATATATTAAATATTCAAAGAAGAAATATATTTTAATAACCGGTATGTCAGATTGTTCAATAGATAAAAAAAGATTTGAGGACAAACCAAATTGTATAAAAAAATGGTTTGGAGTAAATATCGAGTATGATCATCCAGATTTAATTTCAATTCCTTTGGGTATAGAAAATCATATATCAGGGCAAGGTAAAGGGTTGTTCACCAATCATGAATGGTTTATTAATAATAAAAAACGATTAAAACAAGAAGCTAAAGATTTCATTTTATATTGTAATTGGTGTTCATATAGTGACAAAAGGGAAGTAAATAAAGGTAAGGTTTCAAGGAAACTTGTTTTACAACAATTAAGAAAATCGGGTTTTAAAATTCAAAATCGTATTTTTAAAATTCACACGAAACCTGCATTACCTTTTGAAGATTATTGTGAGGATATGGCAAAACATATGTTTATTATTTGTCCTCCTGGTAATGGAGTAGATACTCATCGTACATGGGAAGCATTATATTTAGGTTGTTATCCAATAGTGATAAAGAACAGAATTTACAGAGATTGGGATTTACCAATAATACAGGTTAATGATTATTCGGAGGTTTCTTTTGATGTGTTGGAAGAATCCCTAGAAGGGAAATACAATTATGAGATGTTAAATATGTCGTATTGGAAGGATAGAGTAATAAAGGAATTTAATAAATTATGAAAGTATTATATATATATCATCATTTAGGACTAGGAGATCATGTCATCTGTAATGGATTGGTGAGGGATTATGCAAAAGGGTACGATAAAATATATGTGTTCTGCAAGCCTCATAATGTACAGAATGTTGAGTATATGTATAGAGATAATTCGAATATTAATATACTATCGGCAAATGATGAAGAAACGGGTTTCTTTATGGAAAATAATCCTCAGAATGCTTATTTAATAGCAAGAGCAGGAAGAAGAACTTATCAGAGTTTTGATGCTATTATATATAATCAAGCTGGTCTTTCTATTAAGAAAAAATGGGATGAATTTTATTTTAAGAGGGATGAACAGAAGGAAAGGAAAGTTTTTAGAGAGTTAAGTTTGAAGGAAAAAGAATATATTTTTGTTCATGACGATAATAAACGTTCTATTGATTTAACTAAATTACCAAAAGGAATACAAATAATAAAACCAGATAGAAAGGATTTTTTGATATTTGATTTTCTATATGTGATTGAACAGGCTAAAGAGGTGCATTGTATAAATTCTTCATTTTTTAATATGATTGATTGTTTGCAGTTGAGAAATTTGGGATTGTTTTTTCATGAGTATGTTAGATTGAAAGAATTAGGGCTAAAAGGAACTCCACAATATAAAATGAATTGGAAAATATGTTAGTATCAATACCAATATCAATAGGGGAATTGTTTGATAGATATTCTATTATAGGGATTAAGCAAGAGAAAATAAAAGATAATGTGAAATTAAAATCCTTGTTAGTTGAACATAATTTATTGAAAGAAAAGATGGGTATGGTGGTAGTGGGTAGTGAGTTTGAAAATTTGAGAATAATAAATTTACAACTTTGGAATGTTGAAGAAGAAATAAGAATTAAGGAAAAAGATGGTTGTTTTGGACAACGTTTTATTTGGTTGGCAAGACAGGTTTATACATTGAATGGCGAAAGATCAAGAATAAAATCAATAATAAATAAGAAATTTAATTCAGAGATAAAAGAGATTAAATCATATGAAAAATAATTTACCATCTCCGATTTTGATTACTGGATGTGCTCGTAGTGGTACCAGTCTAGTCGCTGGAATTATTAATATATGTGGAGCATTCGGTGGGGATATGTCTGGACCGACTAAGAATAATCAGAGAGGAATGTTTGAGAATGCTCGAATAAGAAATGAGATTGTGAAGCCTTTTTTCCGTCAGATTGGAGTTGATGCAATGGGACAATATCCATTACCAGACGTAGATAATATGGTAATTCCACGGAATTTACAACGACAAGTGGAACAAATAATGGTAGATCAAGGATATAAAGAAGGAGCGTGGATGTATAAAGGAGCAAAAATGTGTTTAAGTTGGCCTGTTTGGCATTATGCTTTTCCAAATGCTAAGTGGATTATTGTACGACGCAGAACTGGAGATATAGTTCAATCTTGTTTGAAAACAGGATTTATGAGAGCTTTTATAAGGGAAGAACAAAGAAAAGCTATTGGAGTAGAAACAGAAGCAGAAGGTTGGAAATGGTGGGTTCATCAACATGAAAAACGATTTATAGAAATGATAACAGAAGGATTGAATTGTAAAGTAGTTTGGCCACATAGAATGGTAGAAGGAGATTATCAACAAATGTACGAAACAATGGATTGGCTAGGATTAGAATGGAATAGTGAGGTATTGAACTTTATTGATCCATTGCTTTGGCACAGTCGAAAAAAGGAAAAACAAAATGGTATATCTAATCACAGGTAAAGCAGGGGCAGGAAAAACTCATTATGCTAAAACATTAGCTAAGGAACTGCAGGAGGATGAAGGGTATCAAGTTAAGATACTGGATGGAGATACATTTCGGAAAAAAACAAAGAATAAAGATTTTTCGGATAAAGGTAGAATTGCTAATTTGATCAAAGCAGCTCGACAAGCTAGAGAATGGGAGTGGGATGGATATGTTGTTATATGTGCTTTTGTATCACCACAAAAAGAATGGCGGGATATGATGAGGACGTTTTGGTTAGAAAGTAGAGTAATATATATACCAGGTGGGGCATTGTGGAAAGGTACTACATATGAAAAGCCTACAGATGAGGAATTAATAAATATAGGAAGGAGTAAAAAATGGCAAGAACGACTGTTGCAGAAGTTAGGTTAATAATGGATAATCTTACTACTGATGTTATGAGTGATACTGATGTAGATTCTTACATACTCGGGGCAAACACTTTGGTAACAAAAATACTTGGGGCTGATACAAGTATTGGGACGGTTTTAAAGGAAGATATTGAACGATGGTTTACTGCTCATATGATAGCTTGCACTAGGCATCGGACAACCACGGAAGAAAAGTTAGGGGATGCTACGGTAAAATATACTGGAATATTTAAAGAACAATTATCATCTACTCCATATGGACAGATGGTATTACAATTAGATATTACAGGTAAGATGGCTAATATTGGTAAAAAAGGAGCTGGAATATATGCTGTAAAAAGTTTTGATTAATGGGAATAGCAGATTTTATGAATCGTTTATGTGTTCAAGATGCAGTTTATTGGGGTAGCCCCCAGGATGATGGATATGGAACATTTACTTATGCTGATCCAGTTGAAATAAAATGTCGTTGGCAGGAGAATAGGGAGGTAATTTCTATGGTTGGAGATGATAGAAAAAGTAGAGAACTTATCTCAAATGTTCAAGTTTGGGTTTTACAGGATGTAGATGAAGAGGGTTATTTGTATTTAGGAACATTGGATAGTACCGATGCTTTAACCAGCGCAGAAGAGGCAAATCCTGCAAGCGTTGATGGAGCATATAAGATATTGAAATTTGAAAAGATTCCTGAATTGAGAGGAAGCGCTAAATTTATAAGGAAGGGGTATTTGTAATGGGAAGATATTTACAAGGTATGGATGCTGTGATGGCAAATCTTAATAGAGAAATATTAAAGATAAAAGGAAGAACAACAAAGGGATTAATTGAAGCATCTATTATTGTTCGTAGGGATATGGATAATACAGTACCTAAAGTACCGATTGATACTGGTAATTTACGAGCTAGTTGGTTTGTTACATCTGGTACAAAAGTTGAAAAAGGAGCAAGTGCATCATTTAAAGGGAAAGATGTAGGAAAATTAGCAACGGGTCATGCTTCTACAATATCTGAATGTAAATCTGTGGCCGCAGCAATACCGATGCCAGTAGTTATAATGGGATTTAGTGCTAATTATGCAACATCTGTTCATGAAATGGTAGGAGCTAATTTTGCTGGAGATAAAAGTAAAATAAAACACACAAAAAGTGGCAAGGTAACCCAAGCTACAAAAAAATATACTCGTAGAGCGGGAGCAGGGGCTAAGTTTTTGGAAAGTTCCTTGAAAAGAAATACTCCTGCAATATTAAAAGTAATACAAGAAAATGCTTATATAAAATGAATGTGGTTAGTGAAGATATAAAGAGTATGTTAGTTGCTGATATTGGATTAGGTTTAATATTTGATCCTAGTTTAGCAAATAATTTATTTATTGGAAGAGAACCAACTTTGCCAAAAGATTGTGTAAC